GCCATCAAGCGCTCGATGGTGGCGAGCTCTTCTCTCGCGCCGTTGAGGTTGAGGACGTATTCCTCTTCCCCAGCCTCATGATTCATCCGCCGCGCTTGATGGCGAAGCCGGTCTGCGGGACTCTGATGGATCTTCTCTGCATCCACCAAATCGAGAGCAGCCGCTTGGCGCTCAAGGCCCTGAGCTTCGTAGCTCACCACTTTGCGCCGCGCGGCCTGGCGCTGCGCATAAAGCACCAGCCACTTGCCGTCTGGCGTGTAGCGTGCGCCCGCGACGAAGAATTCCTGCTGGAAATCGGAATTCGACTGATGCGTCGCGTGCATCACATATTCCCTGGATTGCTTGAGGCTGGAAAATAAACCTGCTGCTCGCCACCGTCCGGCGCAAATGCGGTCGGCGATATGGAGACAGTTTGTGTTGCCCAGTTATAAAATTCAATTCCATTGACGATTGGAGTAGCGCTCCCCCATTCAAAGAAGACGGCATAAGTTGCGTTGCTGACGCCGGCGCTCTGTTCGGTATTGCCCATCTCATAGGACGCGAATGTCTTGGTGAACGCAGGCCCCGCCGCGGTAGTGTTGGTCGCGAACGTGTAGACGCTGGAGCCGAAGGTCACAGCAAATTCACTACTCAAAGACTGTGAGATTGCTTGGGTCGCGCAACTCGCGGACCCGATGCCCGGTGTAATGCCAGTGCCACCCGGCGGAGTAATCGAGAAGGCCGTTGACACTCCGGTCGCGAAGACGATGTCGCTCGTAAAGAAATAGCCCGTTGTCGCAGAATTTAGAGGTTGCGGAGAAGCGACGGGAACGGCAGCAAGAGGACTAGAGCCGCTGACTGGCGAGTAGGAATGTGAGGCAAATGTCGCAATGACGTACCCCACGACAGTCGGCACATACCCGGACCCAGGCGGATAAGCACCGAAAACGCTGTATAGGATGAGATACCCGTTTGCGACGTTAGACGCACTAAAATCGTATTGGTGTACGATGCCCCACCCTGCGTCCTGAATAATCATGGCCTCGGTGGCGAAGGTAAACAGGAAGTTTTCGCCGGCCTCCGAGTTGTTGGTGTTGTAGAGGACTTCAGTGGAGTTGCCGACCGATCCGCCGAAGGAGGCAAAAGGCTCTCCGAACGACGGCAGTGACGTAATGGCATAAGTCGCGAAGTCAAAACGAAAAGCCGCAACATCGTCGGATCGGCCGCTAATGGCGTAACCGGCGCTCGTGGGCGGGCCGCCCCCGCCCCCGGAGCCCGTGCTCCATAGCCAGAAATCCCATAGATGCGGCATATCAGGCTACCGAGCCGGCAAGCGTAAACGAAAGACTTGCGGCCGTTGAGTCAACGGACGAGGGCGCCGTCACGGTCAGGCGATCGCCCGCCACCAGGATCACGGTCGAAGCGGCGGTGAATGTGGCCGTATGGGAGCTAGCTGCGAAAACCATGGTGCCCACGGACGTGCCGTTCTGCGCGACCACAAACGTCATTGACGCAGTAGGGGCAGTATTGAGATAGCCGGCGCTGGCTGTGAAGCTTGCGGGAAATGTCGTCTGCCGCACGGCGATGAGTTCGAGCACAATCTGGTAGGACGTTAGCGCGCCCGAAGCACCGCCCGAGATATCGTAAGGGATCGATGTGGTTCCCGCAGCGATCATGCTCTGGATTGCGGTGAAGACTTGGTTTCTGACGGTCTTGCTCAGCGTACCGCCAGCGCCCGTGACGATATTGCACAGTTCTTCCTGGACAGCATTCAGCCAGTCGTCGTCAACGATGGTAGCTGCCACGCCGGACCCTGGGTTTCCATCGGTAAAAAACGAATTTGGGTTTGGTCCAACAGCACCGGGCGTCGGCAACGTGGTCGCGGCGGTGGAATTATCGATTTGATACATCGGAACCTCAGTCAGATAAAGGCGGAGGTAAAATCAGTGCTAAAGTCGGAGTAACCGAAGATTACCTTCGTATGCGCGGGTGACAGGCGCTCAATCTCGCATTGCAAGACGAGGTTGCCCCATGAGGCCAATGGTTCGCCGGCCGAACCGGTGCCGGCAGAGAAGTAAAATATGCTGACCGCTGGGGCGTTGACCCGCCAAGCGAAAGCCCATTCTTGGGAGCAATCTGGCTGGCCGGCGCGGCTGGCTCCAGCCCTGAACGGCGCATACTGCGCGATGCTTATGTCGTAGCCGAGGGCCTTGGCAAAATTGACGAAATAGCTGATCGACTGGCCGCCGCTGGCAGTAAAGCGCGCGAGAACCTGCGCCTGTTGTTGCGCGAGCGTAGGAAGCGCCCCCGCGCAAGGGTCGGGCAGCCCGAGCGACTCTTGCCATTCTGGCAAGAGCTCGACCGTAGTCGAGGGAAAGCCGTCGATCAGCAAATTCGCAGCGCGCGCGACAAGCCGCTGGAACGTGGGGGCAAGCGCCGCGATCGTCTGCGCCTGCACGCTCAGCGGGTCGCGCGGCCAAGCCTTGCCGGTCGGCAAATGCTGCTGAAAAGCCGTCGCCAGGTCGGCGTCGGTCCATGCGGGAATGCCTGACATGGATCAGCTGGAGAAGGTAATCGTGCCGAGCGTCGGCAGGTCGCCCGTTGGCGGAGTGATCGGGGACGAGGGCGACGGCACCGAAAAGGATGTGACACCCGCGACGGACGAGATCGCGCCGAACCAATCGGAAGCCACAATGCTTGGCCACGCCGCGCCGGTCGCCGGGTTCGTCGTTCCGCCGACGTTCCCGTATTGCAGGAACATATTCTGCAGGGCAGCGGTGATCGCGGCCTGGTTCGCGCCGGTATTGGCCGAGCCCAGATTGGTGATCGTGAAGTTGGTCGGGTAGGCTGTCGGCGCATAGCTGTAGACGAGCGCGGTCACCGGCTGCTTGAGGATGATGCCATTGGCGACGGTCAGCTGGTCACCTGTCGCGACCGTCGCGCGAGGCGTCACGCCGTCGGGCCCCACATCGTATTGCGAGACGCCGTTCGACCCCTGCGGAAACCCGCCAAAGGCCGCCTCGGTGATATCGAACATCGTGAAGACGGTGACGGTGCCAGCCCCGCCGAGGTTCGGGGCGACCCATGCGCGCGTGACACCGGCGATGTCGGTCGCCCACTCGATGTAGTCCGCGCGATCGCCGCCCTGCGGAGGAGCCGCGTATTCGGCCAGCATCCGCGTGCGGTAAGCCGAAAAGGTCTCCTGGTTCGCGCCAGCGGTCAGCACCGTTCCAGTGCCCACCGAGGGGATGCCGGGGATCGGCGTCTCGATCGTCATGGTCGCCGTCCCGCCGACGACGATGTTATTCAGGCCGGTCGTCAGCGCCACGCAGGGCGCGGTCACCGCCCCGGCCGAGACCGTCGCGTCGGCGGTCGTCTGAAACTGAATGCCGTCCTGCCGATTGATCAGCGTGCCGATCGGCAGATCCGTGCCATTCACGCCCCCGGTCGAGACCGTGAACTGATCGGTCTCGGCCGTCGCATCCTTGGGGTAGACGCCCTTCAGCGCGCCCCAGGCATAGGCCCATTCGTCGGTCGCCGTATAAGGGTTGGTCTGCAGCGAGATGTAGTCGAGATAGCCGTAGAGCTCATAGGTCAGCCCGGCTTCGGCGTTGCCGACATCGAGCAGCACGGCCTGGCTCAGCAGGCCTTCCAGCTGAAGGCCGATCGTCGGGCTCGTAATCTGCGCGGCAATGATGTCGTTTTGAACCTGAGTGAGCAGCTGTTGGAGCGTCGGCCGCGCATAGGGCAAAGCTCAGCCTCCGGCCCAGACCCAGGCAAATTGGAATTGATTGACGGCGCCGCTCGGCTCGACGAGCTCTATCGAGAGCGCGATCGTGTCCGGGCCGGCAAAGGTCGCGGTGACATTGATCGTCGCCGCCACCCCCTCGGTGATGAGCCAGGCCAGCGCGTCGCTCGCATAGGTCTCCGCTTGCAGGAGGAGCGTGGTTCTGTCGCCAATCGCGGTCCGCTCCAGGAGCCAGAGCAGCGAGCCGATCTGGATCCCTGTGTAGCTGTCCGACCAGCAACCACGGAGGTCGGCCGATGGGTAGGGAAGGGTCGTGCCTGCTGGCGCGCGCTTGTCAGTGAAAAGGCTGCGGATGACGGCGGTCTGAAGCGTGTTGCCGCTCACCAGGTCACCGACGCCCACCTGCCAGTCCGCGTGCTGGTTGACGTTATCCCAGACGAGGGTCAGATCGCCCAATTTCAGGTGCCGGGCTGCGGCGGCCCGGACAAGCCAGTGCCCCCGCCATTCTGCTGCTGATGATTCAAGAGGCTCACCTGGCTGGCTCCCGAGTTCGCAATGACGTCCCCGGTTGTCTTGATCGTGCCGGTGAAGTTCAGAGCCGTGCCGCCCTCGCCGGTGCCGGTGATGGCGTTGTCGACCGTCACGATGCCGGTGCAGCTGTCCAGCAGGATTCCGCTCGAGCTCGTCACGATCTGATTGCCGAATTTGTCCTGGAGCACGAAGCCGGCCGAGGTGCTGGTGAGCGTGTTTCCGCTCTTGTCGGTCCAGCGGATGCCCGCGCGGTTGATGTGAACCGACTGGCCCTGGTCGTCGTAGATTGCGGCCTCGCCCTCGACGAGCGAGAATTGGTAGCGCTGATCGTTCGACGCCACGACCACAGCGCGTCCGAAATCGCCGGACATGGAAACCGTCAGATGGTCACAGCCAAGATGGGGCCGGCTGGCGAAGCCGTATTGCTGCATGAACGGCGTCGTGTCCGTGGTCGTCGCGAGCGACGTGTAGCCCAGCTGCACGGTGCGAATCGCGCCGCCATCGGTCACCGCCGTCGTGCCGCGCGCGAGGGCCACGACCTGCAGCGAGCGCCGCCAGAGGCGCTTTACCGCGTCCATCAGCTTGTGCCTTGTGGGCTGTTGCCGCCTCCAAAAGGCAGCGGCGCAGCGTTTGAAGTCCCGGTGCCGGAAGGCTGAGCGCTTTGGCCGATCTGCCAGAAAAACTGCTGGAGCACCGCCGGCTCGACCGCAAAGGCCTCCGGCGGCATCAGCGTGACTTCCGCGCGCGTGCCTTGCTCATCGCGCAGGAACGAGACCTCCGTGATGAGCCAGGTCGCCTGGACCTTGGCCGATGGCAGCGACACCGGCGCGAGCCAGTTCGGCGTCCAGAGCGTGCCGTTGCTGTCGCGCCAGCTGTCGCACACCACCGTCACGGCCTGGCTGCGTCCGACGCGGCGCGCCATCTCCCACTGGATGCGCTGCTCGATGAGGTTCTGGGCGAGAAGGTCCGGTTCGGCCAGGATCAGGAGCGGGCGATAGCGCGGGTTGCCATCGGCGCGGGCTGGCAGGGTCGCGTCGGTCGCGAAGGGCACGCCGACATAGGGCAGCGGGAGCGTACTGGTATCATTGGTCAGCACCGAGGTCGTCTGCGTGATCGCCGCGATCGAGGTCATGCGATCCTGGGTCGTGAAGGTGCCCGTCACCGCCTGGACGTTGATGCCCTCCGTGAACCCCGACGCCATCGCATTGTCGCCAACGGAGGCGAGCACCAGGTTGCCTCCGGTGTCGTCGTAGACGAGCCTGGCATAGGCCCTGGCCGCGCGCTCGATGACCTCGTAGGGCGTCTCGGTGACGATGATGTTGAACTGCGGCAAGACGCCGGTGTCGCCGTCGGGAAGCGAAACGGTCACCCCGAAAGGCTGGCAGAGCTTCGTTGCCAGGCCGCCGAGGGTCGGATTGTTGAACTGGACGGTCTGCAAAAGGCACGAGCAGTCCACCAGGTCCTCGCACGTGGACCGGCCTCCAATGTGGACCTCATGCTGCTGCTTCGTGAGCGCAGGCGCATAGGTGTCGACATAACCCGTCAGCACGGCGTCCGAGCCAAGGCTCAGCACGCAGGGCGTGCCGGGGATCACGTCGATCGAGGTAAGCGAGCCGGGATAGAGCTCGGTCGCGATCAGGTCGAAATCGGCCGGGAACCGCTCGATGCCGCGCGTGACGCGGACATTCAGCCAGCCCGACAGCTGCATGGTGCCGAGCGTGATCGTGACGGTGTTGGGGTCGGGCGGAGGCTTCGGAGCCGCCACCGGAGGTCCATTGGGCGTGCCGAACGCCGCCTCACTCTCCTGAACGGACAATGCCCGTAGCTGAACTTCCGCAGGCGAGAGATCGCTCAAGAGTTCAACGCCGTGAAGGACAGCGGCAGAAAAGCGGGGTTGATCGGGTTGGCGCTCGCGATCAGCTGGTCGGCCCGCGTCGCGTCGCCGTAGAGCTTGTAGGCCATCGGCAAGGCCGCCACAGGGACCGCTGTCGTGAAGGTCGCGAGCGTAGGCAGCTGCGCGCCCCGGGTCGTCAGATCCTGGATCACCGCCGTCCGCAGCTGCTTGAGCGCGGCATAGGTCATGTCGTCGTCGGCGTCGGCCGCCACCAGCATCTCGGCGTCGATCAGCTCGGCCACCATGTTCCGCAGCGTGATGGCGTCGTTGTAGGAGCTCGGCTGGTATTCCGACGTGGCGCGCGCGAGCGAGATCAAGGCGCACCGGCGGGCCACGGCCGCCGTGATGGTCTCAGCCGTCGCGATCGTCTCGCCGATCGGCGCGGTGGCGACCGGCGGGGTCGGAAAATAGTCCGCAAGCGCCACCATCATCCGCACTTGGTCGGCGGGGTCGATCGCAGCAGCGCGGAGGGCTTCCGCAAGCGCGGCGAGGCCTGTGACCAGGGCGCTTGCCGCGGCCGTCACGGTGGCGCTCATAGGGCGTTCGCCAGGCGTGTTGCCTCGGTCCCGGCGTCCTGCACCGTCGTGCGAGCGGTCGTCATGTTCGCCAGCACGCTTGAGAGGGTGCTGGTGCCCGAGACAGGGCCGGTGAGGCTGCCGAGCGAATAGCGCCCGAAGTTGCCCGTCAGGCCCTTCGTGGCGCCAATGACGAGGCCTGCGTCACCCACCAGGCTGTTCGCCTGGGCGACGACGCCCTGCACCGCCGCGACCGCTCCTGTGACCACGGCCGCGCCCTGCTGGAGGTCTGCCGCGCCGGCCTCGGCGGGCTGCACGATGTCCGTCTGGAAATCGATGCCGACACTCATCAGCGCGGTGTTGGCGAAATTCTCAACGTTCGTGATCGTGTTGGTGATGAAGCTCGGGAAGATCGGCGCGGGCTGCCCCTCGACGAAGCTGAACTCCAGCTCGACCATGCGGCCCTTGTCGTACGTCTGCGTCGACGAGTAATCGACCAGCGAAACGCTGACAGCGCCGAGCGACGGGTGGACGAGGGTCCCCGGCCCCGCGACCTCCACCGCCGCAAGCATCGTCTGTTCCTGGATGTAGCAATCGTCGCCCACCAGGAATCCGCGGAACGAATAGATTCGGGTGCCGCGCCCGAGGTCTTCGACCCAGACCGGATCCCGAAAAGGATACTCGTGCAGCGCCGTTTTCCGGCCGCGGACCAGGCGCGATTCCAGCACCGAAAAGCCGACACCGCGCCAGCTGGCAGGCTGGAGAAAGTTCAGCCAGCTCCCGCTCACGGCGCCGCCGGCTGCATGGGTGTTTCGACGCGCGTCTTGCCCACGCCCGTCCCTTTGGCGGTCGTGGTGCTGGTGATCTGGCCGTTGTGGGACACCTTGATGTTCACGTCGACCTTTCCAGAAGCGGGCTCGGCCGGACCCGTCGCGGGCATCGGAACGTCGGGAGCCGACTGGGACAAAATGTGCGCCACAAATTTGCTGACCTGGGCATTGGCAGCTTCATTCTGAGCGTTGATCTTTCTGTAGTCTGATGCGCCGGCGGGCTGCTGCACGTCCGGGCCAAAGCCCGGATCGCCGCCAGGCCCGGTCGGTGAGCGGCCCGGCCCACCGCCAAAGCCCAGATCCTGCGCAACCGGCGTGACCGTGTTGGGCGCTAATGTCGGGTTGGGCTTGGGCGTTTTCACCGGGCCGAGTTCTTCATTCAGGGCCTGATTGATTTCAGCGTCGCTCGGCGTGATGCCGGTCTCGCGCCGGATGTCGGCCTTGAGGAAAGCCGCCGCCGTAACTCGGTTGCGAAGGTCGTAGACCTTGTTTGGGTCGACATTGCCCATCCAGCCCGAGATGTCTTTGATCATCCCGGCGGTGTCATTTTCGGATGGGGGCGAGCGCCGCGTGATCTCCTTGGCGACCGTATTGTAGCCGCGATCCTGGTCGATCAGCATTTGATGCAGACCGCCGGCGATGCCGTCGGCCACGGTCTTGTAGACCGCCCATCGGCCATTCGCGCCGATCGCGTAATTCTGGCCAGGATAGGCTTCGAGATTGGTCGGGTTGTTGTTCTTGAACTGGCTGGTCTGCGAAGGGCCCGAGCTCGGCAGCCCACCACCATAGCTGCGGACGCCAGAGAGGCCGGGAAATTGGCGCATCAGCGCATCGTCCTGACCGCTGCCGACCTGTGGGCCGTCAGGCAGGCCGTTCATGAGGACCTGCAGCGCAAGCCCGAGAGGCCCCGGAATGTTGCGGAGGAAGTTGGGACCGATCGCCCTTCCAGCCGCGCTTGCGGCGGTCTCGGCCGCTGCGGCCTGGCCGGGCACGGCTCTAAGCGATGCGACAAGCGATGCCACTTTGAGGGTCACGCTCGCTATCGCCACCCCGATCGCGACGAAAGGAGCAACGATCGATGCGACCCAGGACGCGCCCATGACGGCCGCAATGCCGATCAGCGCATCCTTCCAGCCGCCGATCGCCGTCACGATGTCGTTGATGTCGGCCCAAACTGCCTTGATATCGTTCCCGACGTTTTTCCAGTTGATGCTCTTCAGCACCGAGACGACGTTGCCCACGACCCGCGACACATCGTTCGCGATGAGCTGCCGGTTTGCCGCGATCCAGTCGGCCAGCTGGGTCAGCAGAGGGGTCAGAACGGGCGAAAGGCTGGCGGAGATCGTGTTCACGAGGCCGTGGACCGCCAGGTCGACCTTGACCTGGGACATGCGCAGCGCGTTCGCGGCCTGGGCCTGTGTCTGGGTGATCGCGCCGTATTTCAGGGCCGCCGCGTTGTATTCCGCGATGGCCTTCGCGCCGAGACGCAGGAAAGGCAGGAGCTCGTCGGCCGCGCCGCCGAAGGCGATGCTGGCGGCCTGCGCCTGGGCGTAGGGGTCCTTCATCGCGGCGATCTTGTCGGCCAGCTGCGGCAGAACCTGGAGGACCGACTTGGCGTGCCCGGCCGTGTCGCGGAAGGAAATGCCGAGCTGGTTGAACAGCGCGACGGCCTGGGTGTTGCGCCCGCCGACCGCATCGTAAAGCGTCTGGCCGAGCCCCTGGAGACCCTGGGTCAAAGCAGCCGACGACGTGCCCGCGAGCTCGGCCGCGCCTTGCAGGCCTTGCAGCTGGGTGACCCCGATGCCGATGCGCTGGGCGGTAAAATTAAGCTGCGAGCCAAACTGCGCGAAGGCCGTCACCAGCCCGTAGATCCCGGCGATCGAGGTCGCGCTCGTGATCAGGCTCAGCGGCGTCACGATGCGCGCGACATCGCGGAAGGCATCGAGCGAGCCGAGGGCCAGGGTCTTGAAGCCGGCGCTCACCTTGACAATCGCGCCGCCGATCTTGTCCACACCGAGCAGCTTGCTGGTCTGGCCGATCGACTGGCCGAGACGCTGCCAGGGAGCGATGGCGGCCTCGACGTTTTTGTTGGCGAGCGCCTGGCTCGCCGCGAGTTCCCTGTTGATCCTGTCGAGCGTGCCGGTGACACGATCGACAGCGGTGATGGTAACGGAGAAGCCGCCGCCGGAGGCCATCTAGCGCCTCCTTGGTATGCGGTTCGCTTTAGCTTTTTCGATTTCCGTCACGCGCCGGGCCCAGTCAACCAGCCGGTCGCCTTCCATCTCGTCGATCTCAGCGGGTGACCACCCGAAGTAGGCGGCGAGGTCGAGGCTCAGACTGTTGTAATTGCCGGGCCACCGGGCAAAAAACTTGCGACGAACGCCCACGCCTCGAAGAAGATGTCGTCGTCGAGCGTGGTGATCACGCGCTGATCCACATTCGCGCTGCGGGCAACGAGCGAGATCGAATAGTTCGTCAGCGCCTCGGGATGCTGACCGTTTCGGAGGTAGCCCTCGGCCTGGCGCCGCCAGCCCAGCTTGGTCTTCGTCAGGATCAGCTGGCTGTAGCTCCGGTCCTCGACCTTGATCTCCGGGAACTCGATCATGCGCGTGGACTCTTCCGGGTCCGCGTCCTGCTGCGGCGCATTCTGGAACGCGACCACAAATTGCAGGGCCGACACGAAATCAGGCTCGTAGAGCTCCTCGATCACCGCGGCATCGACGCCCGCGCATTTCCCGATCAGTTCGCCATGATACCGGCTCAAAGCCTCCGGATGCTGACCACCGCGCAGGTGCCGCTCGGCGCGCAACCGCCACCCGACCTTGGGAGGGATGAGGTTCAGTTCGCGGTATTCTCTGTCTCCGACTTTGACGGCGCTCGGGAGCTCGATCAGTTTGGTCCTGACTTCGATCAAGAGCTTGTCACCGGGTTCTCCGTGACGTTACCCATGAACATCACGCTGAACGTGCCCTCGACGGTGTTGACCTTGCTGCATTCGGTGCAGAACATCCCATCACCGACCGCGGTCTTGCCGTTGATCATCACCAGCTTCACGCTCGAGTTGGTTTTCTGCTTGATGGCGCTGACCGTCAGGCTTCCGCTGTCTCGGCAGGTCCCGCCGATCTGCCCGTATTTCGGCATCTCCGAAAAACCCTGCACTCCGGACTGACCGACAAGCGGCTCGCGGACGAGGTTCGTCGCGTCATAAGTGCCCTCGCCCACCAGGTCGTAGACCTCGCCATCGATCTCCAAAGTGGCGAGGCCCGCGCGCGCGCCGGGCGTGCCGAGATACGTGCCATAGACACCGCTCATGACAGGTTCCTAACTCACGATTTCGTAAACAGAACGAGCGACGCAATGACGCGCAGCTGGTTCGCGAGGTCGAAGGGAAGCGACAGCTTTACCTCGCCAAAGCCCGCATTCTGAGCCACCGCGCCCGCCACGAAGTTCGCGTAGTTCTGGCAGATCGCGAGCGTGCAATAGGTCTGGTAGCGACCGAGTACAGAGGCCAGGATCAGCTGTGCCGTCGTCGCGTTGCTGCCTGCCGCGATGATCGAGCCATCCGCCACCAGCTGCTTGCGCGCGTACGTCGCTTGCAGGAACGAGCGCAGGTCCCGGATGACATACATCAGCTGGAACATCGTCTCGACATCGAGATAGGACGCATCGGGCGCGCCAGCGGCATTCAGCTGATAGGTCGTGATCATCCGGCCGATCGATACCTGGCCGAAGTCATTCACGGAGATCGTCGAGATACCGGCGTAGAGAAGCGAGTTCAGCTCTCCGATCGTGAACTGGCTCTTGATCGGCGGTGCCGGCATGTTCAAAGGCAAGGTCTGGAGCGGCTGCGCCGGATTGGCGCGCAGGCTCACCGCGCAGGCGCCCGTCACATCGGCAGCGCAGCGATACATCGGCCAGGGCGTGTCGTAGACGCCCAGGATGCTCTCGTGCTGGTCATTGACCGTCGCGCCCTCGGTGACGAGCGCCGCGAGGGTGCCGCGATAGGCATAGAAAGCGTGGCCGAAAAGCTCTTCCGACCAGGACCACCGCCCGGTCTGATCATTCAAGAGCGCGAGCACCGAGCCGCGCGATACCGAGTCATTGAACTCGCAGGTGATGAAATCGAACGTCTTGTTGCCGAGGTTGGCGAGCGCCGTCGTCAACGAAGGGCTTGCGACGCCGCCGCTGAAAGCGGTGATGGTGAAGGCCACCCCGGCCGGCGTCGATTGGCCCGCGGCCGTGCCGCCGTAGTTGAAGCGGATATCGATGTCGCCGCCGGAGATCGTCGTATCGACGGCCGTGAGCGTCACCGTGCCGGTCGCCGCCGACGCGGTCACCGGAAAGCCAACCAGGGCGTTGATGGCTGCGGCGACGGCGGTTCCGATCGCGGTCGCGGTCTCGGTCGAGGTGATCGGGACGGTGACCAGCTGGCCCGCAATGTAGAGATAGAGGTTGCCGTTGGCGGTCGCGGGGCCGGTGAAGGCGATCGAGCCCGTCGCGGCCGAGCCGGTCGGCAAGGTGATCGGCAGCACCCAGAGCTCGCCGAAGCTGTCCTGGTTCTGGTAGTCCGCCACCATCTGCGCGGCGACCGAGGCCGCGCCGTACTTCGCCTGGGCATCTGCGACGCCCGCCGAGATTACCGGGATGTTCGGGAGCGCCGTGGCGCTTGCCGCCATACAGGCGATGATGAGCGCGCGCTGCTGCTGCTGTCCGGTCTGGCCCTGCGGCTGGACGACGAAATAGTCGCCCGGAACCCGATTGGTGTCCGGATAGCCGGGAATGCTGATCGACGCGCTCATGCGTAGTCATCCTCGACAGGCGGTTGCGGCTTTTCGGGTGCGGCGAGCGTCACGTCACCCTGCTCGAGACGGCGCATCCAGAAGCCGTTTTCGGGGACTTCCCAGCCCTCAGCAGGGATCTTCCGGCGCGTGATCGGGTCGCGCAGACCTTCGCGGCCCGCGACAGGATAGACCTTCATGCGTGCTGTCCTATTGAGGGAGGGGAGCTTCAAAGCTGTCGCTCTGGCCTTCGGTATTGACCGTGATCACGGTCAGCGGCTTCTTCGGCTGCTGCCAGCCGTCGGCGGCCGTGAACTGGCAATCGAGGCAGAACGTCCATTGATAAAAAAGCCGAGCACGGTCGAAGCTGACGAGGCCGGCCCCGCCGGAATAGATGCCCTTGGATGAGCGGTTGACGGGCGTGTAGAGGCTCGTCACCAGGTCGGGATTGTCCTGCGTGGAGTCTGGTCGCCAGTTGAGGATCGCGGAGAAGATCGAGAGCCGCGCGACCTCGTAGAGCTCCGTCACGCTCTGGCCGCGCCGGTCGACCGTGTTGTCGAAAACCACGATCACCTGGAACCGCTCGGTGAGCGTCTGATAGAAGCTGTTCAGACCGGGCTGGTCACCGGCGTCCTCGTCGAGCGGGACGACGTAGGCCGCAGGCAGCGGCAGCCATACCTGGTCCTCGACGCCATGCGCGTAGGCAGCGGCCCCCGCGACATTGCCATTGAAAAACGGCGCCAGGAGCTTCAGCTGGTTGATCAGGAAGCTGTAGTTCACGGCTCCCGCACCCAGGCGAAGCCGTCATTCACCGCGAGCTTCATGCGCGTCTCGATGCTGGCGCGCTTCGCGTCGAGGGCCGGTTCCATGAACGGCCGCGCGAGCAGAACGCGCTGCGAGGACGGTTTGGCCGTGGACTGGCTGCGGCGGCGATGCTGCCGCTTGCGGCCGCTGCCCTTCTTGCCCCCGCCGCCGACGGCGCCGACTTCCAGGCTGCTCGCGTAGGGAGCCGTGTCGCTGACGGTCACGCCCTCGCCATTGCGCCAGACGCGGGTTTTGATGCTGCTCCGGAGCTCGCCGGTGCGGCTCATGGGCGGCTGGCCTGGCGCCGATGCGCCCCGCACGACACCGCGGCTCACCTGCGCCTTGGTCAGCTTCTTGGCGATCGAGGCGCGCGCTGTCGCGGCCACTTCCTGCCCGGCCTTGCGGAGGACGAGCGTGAGCTCCTTTTTGCCAAAGATGATCTTGCCGCCGCCGCGCACCGTCACCTTCAGCTGCGGCATGACGGCTCCTACGTGACGACGTTCTGCTCCAGCTCGGCCTCGATCCGGCAGAACCGCTTGCGGCCGTCGAGCTCCATGATCCGGCGCACCCGAAAAACCTCCAGGCGGTTGCGACCCTCGCGCAGCCGCGTCGTGCGGAGCACCGCGTGCGTATTGTCGAGCGCGTCGACCCAGCGGAGCGTGATGAGATGGGTCACCGGCGTATCGACCTGCTGGGCCGCGTAGAAGGTCAGCGGCCGGATCGGCTGCACATCCGCATGGACTGTCACCAGCTGCGTGTAGGCCTCAAGGATGCCGGCGCCGGCGGGATTGGGACTCTGCTGACGCTCGGCCAGAATAACCCGCCAGCGGAGAGTCCCGACAGCGACCGAGGTCACGGCGACCACATCATGCGGTAGGGATCGAGCAGCCACTCGATCGCGCGCGGCATGGGCACGTCCGCTTCGTCACCGCGATGCTCGTAGAGGTTCGCGGCCGTCATCAGAATAGCATCGATGATCGGCTGCGGGATCGCAGGGCCGGACGGCGCGTAGCCGGCGACAAAGGTCACCTGGACGTATTCGAGGTTCGTCTCGCAAAGCTCGCGCATGTTGGCCAGGATCGTGCGCGGGCTGATCCTCAGCCGCGCCGGTTCCTGGGCCAGGTCCGCGATGTAGCCAGTGAAATAGTTCGGGTAGACGACCGGCAGCACGGCGGCGGCGATCGTGGTCGAATAGCCCTGTCGGTCGAGCGTGACCACGGAGCTGACCGACTGCACCGGCATCCTGGGGAGCTCCAGCGTCCACCAGAGGCCATGGTTTCGCGGCCACACCGGGTTGACCGGCTGCATCGTCCAGAGAAGCGTCTGCGTCACCAGCGCCCGGCTGAGATAAAGCTCAGCCATGGTGCGGGCCGCCCGCAGGTAGTTAGCCAGCAGGAGGTCGTCGTTTGCCGTGTCGACGCGGAGGTGTGACCGGAGGAGATCGATTGACACGGGCTCCGTCGCCGGCGGCGTCACGATCGTCACCGTGCTGCGCATCGGCGGGCTCCCGTTTCAGGTCGCGTTCGACGACGGCCAGATCCCGGCGCTCGCGGGTGAGGTACTGGTTACGGCGCATCAGGTGATCAGCGGGATTGTCTGGAGCAAGATCGTCGCCGCGGCCACCTGGTTGACCGGCGACCCGGATGTCCCGCTGCGCACCCGAAGCATATTAAAGCCGCCCCACAGGTAGGGATCGACATTGAAGGCGATGCCCGCGCTGACCGTGTAGCCGACAGCAGCTCCGGTTCCATCCTGGAGCTCATACCAGGTCGTGCCGCCGTCGGCCGACACCTGAAAGGTCAGGCCGGCCGCCGTCCAGACGGCGGGCATGACGATGCCTGTCAGCACACCGGCGCCGAGCGGGGTCGCAGCCGACAGCGAGGTCCCCGCCGCGATGACGGCGGATTGGCTGACAAGGCCTATCGGATAGGCCATGGATCAGACCTTGGCGCTGGCGAGCTTGATGGACCCCAGCAGCATCGTGCCGAGCCCGGCCGATGCGGTCTTGTACATGCTCGCATAGGGCTGGAGGACGGCGTTCGCGCCGGTCGCGGCGAAGCTGATCCCGGCGCCGCCCACCTTCACGCCGTTGATGTAGTAGGCGACGCTGGTCGGATCGCTCAGGTCAATGCGGAAGACGTTGAACACGCCCGCCGTGAGCGTCACGCCCGACGAAACCGAGAAGGTGTTCACACCGTCTTTCGACTGGCAATTGACCAGGCCGGAGCCGTTGACCTGGAAACGGGAGTAATAGGCCGCATTGTCCGGTCCCGAGATCCAGGCGGGCTGCATCCCCAGCACCATTTCCACACCGGCCACAGAGGGCACCACCGAGAGGGCCGCGACGGCCTCGAAGACGGTGCCCTTGCTGAGGTCCCAGGCGCGCTGGTCATTGGCATAGAGCGCCGCCTCCTGAGCCTCATTGGTGGCGTCCAGGGCCAGCTGCACCTGGCCCCCGAGAGCATTGGCCACATAGCCGACCGTCGGGCTGCCGCTCGTCAAGGTGAGCTTTTTGACCCAAGGATAGCCGATCACAGGCGACCCAGCCGTCGGGATCGTCGCGTTCGAGTTGATGAAGTCCTCGAGCAGGAGCTGGGTCTGGAGCGGGAAGATGCTTTCAGACGTGCTCCTGTCCGCGAAGGCCTTATTGTTGCCGTCGCGGTCAAGGAAGACGGTGGGGATCGTGGTCATTACACATTCACCGTCGGCGGGTTCAGCTGGGCGAACCGAAGCGGCGTCATGATCAGCAAGGCGCTCGTGATGTTCGCGGCATTCGACGCGCCCGTCTGGATCGCGATGTGGTTGAAGGGCTGGATGTTCCCCGAGGCGTTGACGCCAGTGTTAGAGTTCAAATCCATGCTCTCGATCGGATCGATCTCGAAAATGACGATCTTGTCTTCGACGCCGGCGTCGGTCGTGAAGTTGGCCGCCGCCGGTTCGATCGTGAACTGGTCGCTCGCGGCGGTATTGAGGTTCGCCGCGATCGGCGCGTTGGCCGTGAGCACCTTGGAGCCGGTGCCGGAGGTGTCGAGCGCCTGCAGGGGCGTGAGCGCGATCGTGGCCGCGTTGCCCTGGTTGATGAAGACCACGATGAAAGCCTTGACGCCGTTTGCCAGCGACACATACGTCGAGGTCCGGCCGCCCGCATCGGCGGCAGGCGGCAGCAGGGAGACGACGGACGCGTTTTCCCAAAGCCGAAATTGGCGAGCCATATCAAGCTACTCCTATTTCAATATCTGAAAGGGACGATCCAGCTTCAGGCTCGGGCTTAGGAAGCTCAGCGCTGGGCGAGAACGATGAACGGGCTCTTCGTGTTGGTGCCCTGGTACGGCGTCAGAGCGCTCTGCCAGATGCTCTGACCGTCGACGCGATAGGTGATGCGGAAGGTCATCTCGTCGGTCGTGAAGCGCACATGGATCGAGGACATCTGCTTCATCGCATTCTTGTCGACCATCACGAACTGGGTGAGGTCGAGCAGCATGATGTCGCCCGGGGTGCCGAGCGTGTTCGCATACTCGATCGGGATGACAGGACGGCCGAACAGCGTCGCGTAGGGCTTCTCCGAGATGCCGCCAGGCGGCAGGTAGACCGGCACGCCCGCGGTCCCGATCACCTGGTTGACCGCATAGAGCTGGGGCTCGACGTCCTGGTTGATGAACCACACCGCATTCAGGCGCGACCGCGCCCACATGCGCGCCCACATATTGAGGAGGTTCTGGTAGACGATCGTCTTGGCGGCCTGGCCCTTTTCGATCGGCACGGTGATCAGCGCGTTGCAGTTCAGGATGCCCTGCGGCATACCCGCGCCGGTGCCGCGGACCACGCTGTCCTCCGTGAAGAACATGAGCTCCTGCGCGAAGGCTTCGTTGGCGATGCCCGTCAGCATCGATGCGTCCTGCATGAGCTCGTCGGTGACATACCAGAGCGCGCCGAGCTTCTTGAGGTCGAGCTCGATGAGCCTGAACTTCGGGCGGGTCGCGCTGATCGGATCGCCTTCACCCAGCCAGTACGCCTGCACACCACCCCAGCGGCTGCCAGTGACACGGCTCGTTTCGTCGATGCCGGGGATTTTGATGCCGTTGGCCGTGGTCGAGATATGCAGCCGGAAAACACGGCTCGCGATCTCGCCCATATCGTAGATGCGTTGCAGGATCGTCTGGGCGAAGTCCACCTGCACCGGAAAGCCGCCCGCGCTCGGATCGGTTTCGCCCATGCCCGCCGGGGCCCGGAGGCGCATGTCGAGGTCGCCGGTCGTCGCGTGCCGGCGAATCGCCATGAGCTGCTCGCCAAAGCTCCTGAAGCGCGTGGGGTCGTCCTGGTCCGCGCTTCCGCCGCCGACCGGCCGCGCCAGCTTGGCGGCCCGCTTTTGCGCGCTCTCGGCCAGGCCGATCTGCTCTTCGAGCTTGTCGATGTCGTGCTCGAAAATCTTGAACTGCTTGGGGTCCGAGCACTTCGTCAGCTCATCCAGCTTCGCGCCGAGAGCTTGGCGGAGTTCCAAAAGTCTCGACATGCGAGGCTCCTCTGTTCGTTCGGTTAAGGGTTCAGGCCACGCGGGCGCGTAGCGTCTTGAGGCGACGCAGAAGGGCAGCCTTGCCCTCTTCATTTACCTCGTCACCAGCGGCCTGCGGCGGGGGCGACGCATCCAGAGCGTCCGTAACCGTGTCGAGATAATCCATCGCCTTGTCGTAATAGTCGTCGGCCTGATCGAGGTGATCGCCCATGGACTTCATGTGCATGCTGCACATGCGAATCGCCTTTTCGTGGTCTGGCGCGAGGTCAGGACGAGAGCCGTCTTCGCCCTCGGGATTGCTGTCGTCGGCTTCGCGGCGACGACGCGGAAGACGCTTGTTGATCGCGGCGGTCACGGCCTTTTCGATCAGCGCGGTGAGAGCCTTCTCGTCTTCGGTGTCGGCCATGCCAGCCCCTCCGGTTCCATGAATTGAACACTCCGACACATCTTTCATGCCGCACTCGGAGGCGAGCGGCCGGCCACAGTTGCCGATGATCTGAGTCTCTTTGCGATCGTTGTCTTCGTCGGCGCGGCGGCGCGGCGCGGGTCTGGCGCGGGTCTTGGTCACCTTCAGCTCCTTTGCGGCGCGACGCAGTTCTTCCAGTTCCGAACGGGGCAGGACGATCTTTCCGCCGCCCTCAAGGGTTTTCTCGGCCCACTCCACGAGCGGCCGCGTGTCGATGCCGCTCTTGCGGGCTTCCGCCAGCGCGTTTCCGTTGGCGGGCACAGGGCAAACCGAGACCTCCAGGAGCTCCTGTTGCGTGAAGTCGAGGCCCCATTCGCGGTCGTCATCCTCGGACCAGTCGTACTCGAGGGGCAGGAACCCGACCGAGACGGCATTGAGGAACTTGCCCATCACCAAGCGATAGATCGTCTCCGCGAACGGGTAGACCTCGGGCTCCGCGAAGGTGATGTCGCCCATCAGCCGGAGGTCTTCGACCATCAGGTTGCTCGACCGGCCGATCGGCGGCGCGCTACTATCGTGAGCCCAAAGAGCGACCGGGTTCTTCATGTAGCTGTGCGTCAGCCAGCCGGCAGGATCGATGGTGTCCCCCATGCGATCGACGGAGCCGTCAGAAAAGCAGAACCGCACGGTGCGCGGCTGGTCGTCGAGAGCGCGGGGCTCCGCCACGCTCCCCCGGTACAGCGCGGCGCGCAGACGGTTCTTCTCGCGCGCGGCGCGGCGGAACGCCGCAATGTCGACGTAACCGATGGCGTCCACGGTTTAACCTTCGTCGGTCGGCGGCTCGGCGGCCTTCTGGTCGTGCAGCGCCTTGGTCTCGATCGTGTCGATCAGCTCGACCACGGCGTGAGCCAGCTGGTCGATCATCAGCGTGCGCTTGACCGCGCCAGCCATGTTCTTCAGCTGGGCCAGGCGAGCCAGGAACACCTCAGAGGCCGAAGGCGGTTTGACCGGCAGGCCCGCGCCGAGCGCCGAGGCCTCTTCCGCGGCGGTCTTTGCCTTCGCAGCCGCCTCGTCAGCCTGATTCGCCAGGTCGTCGGCCTCGACGGTCTTGTCGTCGAATGCCTTCTGCCGGTCCGCGAGCTCGTCCGTCTCAGTCGAAGCGGACTCGTCCTCGGGCACCAGCTCTTCCGTCTCGCCCTCATCGTGGTGTTCGGTATCGCTCATCGCTTTGCTCCGTGATCAGGGTTTGTCGTCGGCCGGCAGGCGATTGGCGTCGCCGTCGCCGCCTTCGGCGGGCGTTCCCGTCGTGTCGCTGCCGACGCCGCCGGGCGGGGCCGGGCTGTCTTTCGGCTCGTAGTCGAGGCCAGCCATGTTGGTCGGCTTCTGCACCGCGTCGCCGTCGGGCACCCGTTCCAGGTCCTCCTGGGCACGCGCCTCGTTGACGGACATCCAGGGGCCGCCGACGGCCTGGCGGTAGGCCGTATAGCGGGTCTGGATGTCGGCCTTAGTGAAGTGCGTAAAATCGAAATCGAAATAGAGGTCACCGCCGTCGAGCTGGAAAAACTTCTCCAGCTTGGAGGTCCACCGGCTGCAGTACCCCGACACGACGTCGTTCAGATATTGCTGGTTCTGCTGCACCATCGAAGGACCCGAGCTCTCGCCCTCGATCCCGAGCTTGTAGGGCGGCACGCGAAACGCGCGGGCCGCGTCCCGCAGTTGGAAATTGCGGCTTTCGATGAACTGGCTGTCCACCATGGTCAGACCCATCGGTTGCCATTTGAGACCCTGCTCCAGGACCGCCGTCGCGCCGCTGTTGCGCGGTCCGGTCTTGAAGGCCTGCCACTCCGACTTCAGCTGGTTGCGCGCCTCGGCCGCGAGCTTCTGGTCGGTCGAGAGCACGCCAGACGGCCGCGCGCCCTGGCCGGTGAACCGCGCCTGGTGACGCTCCATCCCCATCGCGAGCCCGATCGACTCTCGGATCAACGTGATGCGGCTTGAGCCGAGGAGCGAGTTCCACTGCGACAGCCAGCGCAGGTGCAGCACGTCTTCCGACGGGACCATGATCGGCACCTCGGCAAGCACCGCCATGTCGTGCAGGCCATTGCGGGTCACGAAATAGAAATATTCGCCGGTCGGCGCTTCCCAGAGCGCCACGCGATCAGGATGCACCGGCACCAGGTATTGCACGCGGCCGCGGAAGTCCCTGACCGCCACCGAATAGGCGTTGCCGCGCAAAACAAGCGCGGACTGCATCATCTCTTTCCATTCAAATGCGGTCTGCCAGTCATTTGGGTTACGCATCAGACCGTGGAGGTAGCTGTCGGTCGCGACCTCACGCCCGCCCTTGGTATTATGACGGCAGATGTCGAGCGGGATCTTGGCCAGGTCTTCGGCCAGGATCGACACGCACGCCATCACGGCAACGTGGCTCATCGATGTGAAAGAGTTCACAGCGACGCCGGAATCGCCCCACTCGATCCCTTCTCCGAACCAGTCGTAGAACTCGGAGCCGACAGAGCCGGTCGCGGGTCCGCTGCCGGAGCGCGTGAACGCGCCGGCGATCCTGGACCACAGGCTCACAGCACGAGCAGCCCGCGCCCGTCGGCGTACGGAGACTCCTCGGCTCCGGCCAGGCTGCGGCCGACCGCCATGATAGCCGCGACGATCGGGTCGATGCGCTCGATACTCCTCTCCTTGTCCGGCTTCTGATTGCCGGCGGGATCGGTCCGCACCGTCACGTTCGAGGCGCACCAGGTCGCGATGGGATCGCCGCCGTGTTGCAGCTCACCGGCCAGGAGCTTGCGCATGAACTCCGCGGTCGGTGGGCCCATGCTGAAGAACCCCTGTCCGAACTCGACGCAGTTCACGTTCTCGTCCGTCAGGTTGCGGATGATCTCGCCAGCGAAGGTGCGGTCGAAGGCGAGGTCCGCGATGTCGTAGATGCGGGCGAGCTCCAGGATGCGATGCTCGATGAACTTGAAGTCCGTCGTGTTGCCCTCGGTAGCGACGAGGTGTCCCAGGTCACGCCAGACGAGATAGGGCGCGCGGTCGCGCCGCGCCCGCTCCACGATGTCGTCCTCCGGGCACCAGTGGAACCAGAGGATCTGCCAGCGTTCCCCGGGGTCGACCGGCGGGAACAGCAGCGCCAGCGAAGATAGGTCGTTCACGCGCGCCAGGTCGAGGCCGCCATAGCAGCGGCGGCCACGAAGCGCGGCCACGTCGATCGCGTCCGACCCGCGCGCCCAGAGGTCCATGTCCAGCCAGCGGGTCAGCTGCTGGGTCCACTGGTTCAGCCGGAGCCTGCGGATGCTGTTCTGCTTGCCGGGCATCTGGCGCGCCAGCGCCACCTCGGCCCGCAGGTCCTCGATCTTGAGCAGATGTCCGAGCGAGGGGTTCGCCTTGTGCCAGGCCCGCTCATCCTGCCAGTCGTCGTCGTCGTCGACGGTCGCGATGAAGGCAAACCAGCGATCCGCGACCTCGAAAGGCACGGTCTCTTCGAGGACCTTGATCGAGAACTCCCAGTGCTGGAAGCAGATCGAATGCCGGTTCACGCCAGCGGTCGTCGTCTCGTACATCAGCGGCTCAAGGCGGGCGCCCATGCCGGTATCGAGCTTCTCGATCACCTCCGCAGAGGGATGCTCGTGCAGCTCGTCCACGAGCGCCACGAACACATTCAGGCCGTCCATCTTCGACGCATCCGCGGACAGCGGCCGGAACCAGCTGGCGGTGTCGATCACCGAGAGGTTGTTGGTCGTCGAGACGATGCGGCGCCGCAGCGCGGGCGATGCCGCCCGCATCCGCTCCGCTTCCGAGAACACGATCCGGGACTGCTCGCGCGTCGTCGCGGCCGCATAGATTTCGGCGCCAGGCTCCTGCTCGTCGACGAGCGCCTTGAGACCAATCCCGGCCTCGATGGTCGATTTCCCGTTCTTGCGCGCGGTCGAGACGAAGGCTGTGCGGAAGCGCCGGATCCCGCCGAGCTTCCAGCCGAAGATCGATCCGACCACGAACTGCTGCCAGGACATGAGCTCGAACGGCGTGCCCGCGTACTGGCCCTTGCTATGGCGCAGGACCGCCGGGAAAAACTCGATCGCCCGCATCGCTGTCGGCAGGTCCCAGCGGAGGCCGCGCGAGGGACCTCTCACCAGGTCTGCGATGTGCCGCTCGGCCGCGAGGCGCACGAGCTTGCCGGTCGGCAGGTCGCCACGGCAGACGGCCTCAGCGTAGGCTCTAACGGGGTCTGGCGGCGCCGTCGGCCTACGCGCGCGGGCCACTCAGAAAGCCCTCGGCGGGGTCCGCAGCGCCGGGCGGGTCGCCGGCCTTGATGCGTGACCGCGCCGAGCCCGAGAGCCCGATTTCGCCGGACATCTGGCGCAGCTGGTCCATGGCGCGGTTGGCGGCGGCCAGATAGGGCGAGTACATCGGGTAGCCGTTGGGCGACTTCACGATGAGCCCGGTCGTCTCAAGCATCCGCTCGCATTCGCACCAGCGGCCCCAGGCCTGGCAGTAGGCCGTGACGACGGCGCGATCCAGCTGGGCGATCAGGCCCACCTCCTGGAGCAGCACGGTGACGCGCTTCCACTCCTTCAGCGCCTCGCCCTTCAGGATCGAAGGCGGGTCCGGGATCTGGACGCGCGGCTTGGCCTCGCTCTCGTTAAGCCGCTTTCTTCCGGGGTTTCCGGTGATCAGCTTGAGCACGGTCGGCTTCCGTGGCGGTCCCGGCATCGGTTTCCTCACTCGCTAAAGCGCGGCCTGCGAGCTCGGCCATCAGGCGGAGTGCGACGGCGGTGTTGTGGACATTCTTCGCGGCCTTGACCGCGATCAGGGTCTCGAAGAACACGCCGAAGTCGGCATAGAGCCCAACCAGGCGCTCGCGGCCTTGTTTCGATTTCGCGATCTTGTCGAGCCACTCGGAAAAGACCGGGCCGTCGCCGGGCAGGAAGGAGATGGTCAGCTCCTCGTAGAACGGCGCCTGCACATGGAGCGCGGAGATGTCGAGCTCTTCGATGTTGAAAGCGTCGTCGGTGAGGCCCGAATATTCCTTCCAGTTGAAGTCGAGCTCGTCATAGAGCGACCGCAAAATGCTGGGATCGTCCTGGCCCACGATCGCGTTGTGGCTCAGCTGGAGCGCCACGAACTGCTGATGCGTCAGAGGGTTCGTCACCTCGATCACATCGCTCTCGACGATCCCGGCCTTGATCGCGGCCGAGACGCGGTGGTTACCCGACACCACCACCAGGTCGTCACCGCGCCGATAGACCAGCGGGAAACTCGTCAGGCATCCATCCCGTCGGATGTTCTCGACGAGACGGTTAAACTGCGGCCCCTTCATGAACCGGGCGTTCTTTTCGAGCAGCTTGAGGCTGGACAGCGCCACCCGGATGACGCGCGTTTGCAAGGAATCGCTGGAACCAGTCGGCGTAGATTTCGGCGGGAGTTTGGCGGCGGACCTTGCTGGCATAGTACAGCCTTTCCGGGAACCGCTTCATCAGCTCGAAGACGCCACGATATTTCATGCTCACCGGGCGCGTCGTGTAGGCGGTGGTGTAGACGTTCTCGATCCGCTGCATCAGCTTGATTTCCATGCGCGACAGGATCGTCTCAGACGTCGCCAGCATGATAATCAGCTTGGACAGGCGGGTCTTCGCGCCCATCGAGAAGTCGCACAGCATGTAGATGCCGTTCTCGCCGTACTTCGCCCGGATGAAGATGAACCCGCCGGCGAGCCTGCCATCGAGCATCACCAGGAAATTGGCGATCCCGTTCGTGTGCTGGATCTCCTTGGCGAGATGGCTGTCCTTGAGGAAGTTCATCTGGGCCGAGGTCGCGTTGATGATCTCGACCTTGGAGCTCGGCGTCAGAGCGTCAACGTCGCAGGGCGTGTAAGCGAAAGCCTGGGCCGCGCGCGGCAGGCGCTTGACCGAAGAGAGCGCGCGATCGGCATACGTGTAGACCGGCTTCAGCTGGCCGTAGAACACGGTCGCGGGGTCGTGCCGGGTCAGCTTGCGCTCGACCAGGACGCAATAGCGGACGCCCATCTCCTTGAGCTCGTCGATCCAGCTCTCGAGCTCGGCCGGGTTCCAGAGCCGATAGGCGGGGCGCTGCCAGTCGGCATTTTCGTCGACGAAGCGATACAGCCGCTCATAGTCGTTCTTGTATGTCGGCGGGAACGCCGCGACACCGCCTCCAGCCGCGAAAGCCCGGCCTGCCTGGTCCCGGAAATCTCCGCCATGGAAACTCGCGACCTTCAGCGGCTCGATGTAGCGCTCGAGGCGCAGCGCCGCGATCGTCAGGAACTCAGCGAAGCGCTCCTGGTAGTGGGCAAAGTGCGACACCGCGAAAGCGTTCTTGCCGCGGTACTTCGCCATCTCCTGGGCGATCTGAATGGCGCCACAGCGGAACAGCAGCGGCTTGCCTGCCAGGTGCTCCTCGACGAAGGCAAAGCGCCCCTTGAACGTCATCGGAAAAGGCGCGCCGGTCACCAGGGCTCCAAGCGAGCAGCTGATCAGCGACACGTCGTTGGCATGGACGCGGACGGTCGGATGCACGTCATGCACGGCGCGGTCGAAGCGGAAAGAGCCGGAGCACCCGACGAAGACGTCCCGCCATTCGGTGAAGGGCACCGTCCGCGTGACCTGCTCGATTGCTTGCTTGGGAACGGCGCCGAAGAACATGGGCTAGGCGGCCGGGCCAATGGCCGCGGAGGACAAGCCCCCACGGCCAAAGGCAGCCCGTCGGCCGCGGATCCCTACCACAGGATCGCGGGCAGTCTTGCCTGTGCGCGGGGCGGTAGTCAATTCCGCAGATCGCGAAGTCGATTTCAAGTATTCGCGCAATAATAACCTGTGCTATGTTGGAAGTTGGGACTTAACATCAGGATAGCGTAGTGATGATCAAGACTTCGTCGTGGTTTACCAAGTTGCCGAGCGATCATTTTCGGATCGGCATTTCACGCGGTCAGCCACGCAATGCGGCGGCCGGGTTTAGGATGTATCGCAAGCTCGCGCCTGGTCCCTGGTTTCACTCAGTCGGGGTCGACGAGTATCGTCAACGGTATCAGGCCGAAATTCTCGATCGCCTCGATCCAGCCGAGGTCGTGCGCGAGCTTGAGGAGCTCGCCGTGGGGCGTCATCCGGTTCTGCTCTGCTACGAAGCGCCGAACGGCTCCCAGGGGTTCTGTCATCGGTCTCTGGTCTCGCTCTGGTTCGCCAGCACAATCGGTCTCGTCGTGCCCGAGTTCGGTTACGAGCGCTGCGCGCACGACCAACACCCGCTGCTGCCAGGGATAGCGAAGGCCGTCTAGCCAGGAGCGGGTCCCGGATTTGCACCGGCCGCGCCGAGGGTATCGGCGCGTCCACTAATGGTTCCCGCAAAAAAAACAGAGTAAAAACCGCGATTACTTGCCGAATACTGTGGACGAAAGAACCAACTCACAGTATTGATTGATCTACCAACTCCCTACCACCTACCACACAGGACAAATCCAAATGGCTCGCAAGAAGACCTATGCCCAGAAGACCGGCCAAAACTCTCTGGGCGCTTCGCTCCTGGCCGCCGCGATGTTTCAGAAAATCGAGACCACGGAAGACGAAAACGGAAACGTCATCCGCCTCTGGAAGTCGTATGAGGGCAATCAGTTCACGAACGGCCAGCTGCGCGAGGTTCTTTCGAACCGCGTGGCGGTCGAGACGAACGAGTTCCTGGGCATCGTGCCGCCTGCCGCGATCAAGTATTGCGTCAATAAGCGCTTCATCATTCCGGCGGGCGCGGACCTCTACCTCGTGACCGACATCGCGGCCTTCGAGCTCAAGCTGCCGCGCAAGTTCACCGGCCGCTTCAAGGGCCGCACCATCCCGTTCGCGAAGGGCTGACCCGATGTATGGCACCGAGCTCGAAACCCTCCGCACGTCCTACCAGCTCCTCCCGGCGAAAGATCAGGAGTTCGCCCTCTCGCTGATCCTTCAGCACCAGCGGCGCGGCAACCTCAGCGACAAGCAATGGCCCTGGGTCAAGAAGTTGTCCGACCGCCTCACCGCACCACCGACCGAGACGAGCACTGCGACCCTTGGCGACACCGCCGCGCTCAAGGCGCTCTTTGATCGCGCGGCTGCAAAGATCAAGTTCCCGAAAATCCAGTTCTCCGAGCCCGGCCGCGCCGACCTTCTCAAGCTGTACGTCGCCGGCCCGCGCGCCAAGGTGCCCGGCAGCTTCACGGTCGTCACCAGCGGCTCGGAACGCGCCTATGTCGGCCGGATCACCGCCGACGGATCGTGGCATCCAGGGGCCTCTGCGGGCAGCAGCGTCGCGTCGGTGCTGTCCCGTCTCCTGGCTGATCCCGTCGGGTTCCTGGCCGACAACGGCAAGCAACTCGGCTCCTGCTGCTATTGCGCGATCGAACTTACCGACGATCGCAGCATCGCCGCCGGGTATGGTCCCGTCTGCGCCAAGAAATGGGGCCTTCCCTGGGGCAAGAAATGAGACCGCGCATCAGCAAGACCGACCAGCTGAAGGCCCACATGGCGCGCGGCGATTGGACCCGCGCGCTCAGCCTCGCCAACACCTTCCGTCATCTCGGCCCGCATCGCACGACGATCCGGCGGGCCCACGAATGCCGAGTGTTCCCGCACTTCTTCGAGCAGCTCGGCCACGACCCGGAGGCGATGATCGCCGCCGGTATCCAGGCGCTCAAAGCGCTCTATCCCGAAAGGAACTGATCGATGGTCATGCGTTTCAAACTTGAGGAGCTGCAGGAGGCGTCCGCGCACTACCAGGGCTTCTGCATCGCCTGCGGCGCGCAGCGCGACAGCTGCGAGCCGGACGCCTGCAACTACGACTGTGACGCGTGCGGCCAGGACAAGGTGTTCGGGGCCGAAGAGCTGATGCTGATGGGCATGGTCAGCTAGCGCCTAAGACGTGCCAATCCCTACCACACGAATGGAAACCACAATGTCCGACCTCACCATCCCACGCCCGCCCAAACCCTTTCCCGTCTCGCCCTGGGCCAGGCGCATCGCGATCTTCCGCGCCTACCTCTACCAGACCAAAGCCGCGGAGACCGCAGCTCGGCAAGGGCGACCAAAGCTGGCCGAGGCTTGCCATCGCGAAGCCCGCAGGCTGCTCGAGGAGTCACGGTCATGACGTTCAACAAACACCGCCTGCGCCTGGAGCTCCAGGTCGTCACCGCCGTCGTCGACGAAGCCCTCAAGCGGGGCTGGGCGGTTTCCGTCTTCGACGGCGAGGAAACCACCGTCGAGCAGTCGAAAGACCGCGAGGCGATCATCGCCGCCCTCCGCACCACCGACGAGGACCAGCTCACCTTCCACACCGACGACAGCATGACGCGCGCCTGGGTCCGGCTGATCTACGGCAACCTGCCCTGGGAGGTCGTCAACGACTACAGCGTGTCGCTCGAAGACTTCATGCAGCCGATCGACAAGCTCTGCGAGACCCTGGAAGCGGAGGCTTAGTCGCATGTGGGAAATCGTAGGCTACGGCCTCCTCGTCATCTCACCGCTCAGCTTCGTAAACCGCCTGCTCAGCTTCAACCCGCTGCTCTGGATTTACGGCGCTGTCGCCTGCGTCTTCGGGCTCCTCTCGGGGCTCGTCGTCCTCGCGGTCTCGCATAGTCCGATGCCGAACGACCAGGAAATCCGATGGTACATCGATGGGGTCGCCGCGCTCGGCGGCCTCATGATCCTCAGTCGCTTCTGCAGTTTCATGCTGCGTTGCTTCGCGCCTGGAGACAAAAACAAAGTATAGATTGCGCTATTTACTAGCATTCACGCCACACAATGCTATGAATACTTCTCTACCACACACCTACCACAGGAAACCGACCCAATGTCTGACCGCAAGACACGCGAAGCGCAAATCGCGCGCATCCGCGCCCTCATGGCCAAAACTGTCAGCAACGGCTGCACCGAGGAGGAAGCCAAAGGCGCGGCGGCCGCCGTCGACCGGCTGCTTGCCACCTACGAGCTGTCCCTGGACGAGATCAATGTTCGCGAGCAGCCGATCGAAGAACGTGGCGTTCCGAACACGCGGCATCATCTGGTCATCAACGTCGCTCGGGCGATCTCGAAGTTCACCGACACGCGCGTCTGGTACGTCGGCTCCGATCTCGTCTTCTTCGGCTTCAAGATCGACACCGAGATCGCGGAGTATCTGACCTTCGTCTTCAAGCGCGCGATCGACAGCCACAGCTCGGCCTACACGCTCTTCAATCCAGAATACGATCGGGCCAGCGCCTCCGGCCGGAGTGAGATGCTCCGGAGCTTCGGTCTCGGCATGGCGGACCGGCTGGGCGAGCGTCTGTTTGAGCTCAAGTCGAAACGAGACTTCCACGCGACCCAGACCACCGGGCGTTCCCTCGTCGTGCTCAAGCAGCCGATCGTCAAAGCCGCCTTCGATGCGCTCGGCCTCACCCTCGGCAAGCGGAGCCAAACGCGCCGTCCCCAGGACGAACGGGCTTTCCACGCAGGCCGCGCCGACGCCGAGAGCGTCCAGATCAACCACGGCGTCGCGGCGCGCGCTCAGACGTCGGGAGCAATCCGATGATCGACACGTCGCACTTCTGCGGAACCGAGAACTGGTATCGCTACGAAATGCTTCCTGGCTACACGTACACCGACGGCGTGCGCTTCGTCGCGAGGCAGGCGCAGGCCTACTGGCTCCTCGATGTTATCTTCTCCTGGCAGCTCGACAGCCGCGCCAGGCGCGAAGAGTTCCAGGTCTGGAGGCTCACGCAGGTGGGCGACGGCGCCAGGGTCACCATGACCGATGGCGACTCAGACCAGCCCGTCATCACCCAAGACATCGAGGCGACCGACTTCCCTTTCGACGAGTTCCGCGATGGGGCGGTCGAGATGTGGCTTGAGGGCAAAGTCCTGATGTTGCCGTCGGAGCGCTGACCGATGAGCAACCCCTTTGACCAGCTTCTCTGGCAGGCCGACATCGACAACGAGCGCCGCCAGTTCAACAAGACAAACGCCCACCTGCCCGCCGAAATCGAGGAGGCGGTCAGGTTCCACCGCGAGCAGATCAAACGCTACCACGCGGCGATCCTGGTCCCGCACTACGAAGCCGCGGACAAGATCGAGGAGGAGGCTCACAACATGGCGGTCAGGGTCAACGGGGGCGAGCCGGGCATCCTCGCCGGCCCGGACGCTCCCGGCGAAGTCCTCGCGCGCCGCTGCCAAGCGAAGGCCGGAAAAGTCCCGATGTGGGGTCAGAAAGGCCTGTTCAACGTCCAGGTCGGCAGCTGCGTCGTGCAGATCAAGATGGACGGCATGTTCGGTCTCAGACCGCCGTTCGGGTTCGCGGCTTACGCCGTCGAGCTCGACAAGCCCTTCATCAGCGAGACCGGGTTCCGCAGTTTCCTCAGCGGGCGCTTCCCCTATCTCGAACCGAACACGTCGACCCACACCTGGGCCACCAGGGCGATCGAGGAACACATAGGCACCGAGCTCAAAGGCAAGCTGATCAAGATCAAGGAACGCTGACGATGGCGCGCACGACGCCCGAGTACGTCACCAGGAACGGGCCGCTGTCAAAAATCGAAATGACTTCGATCGAAGAGCTCACCATCGGCGGCCGACCGGCGGCCGCGATCGCCAAGCGCCTCGGTCGACACCCAGCTACGGTCCGATGGGCGCAGGCCCGGCTCGGGCTGCGCGTGCCGACGTTTCCAAACCGGCGCGACCACCAGCGCGGCACAACGACGGTTCGGGTCTTCAATGCCGAGCAGGACGCCTACCTCGAAGCGCAACGTGTACGAGGGCTGAACTTCCGGCAGATAGCAGACACCTGGAACGACCGCTTTGGTTTTCCCAGGAGCCAGCACACGCTGAGAATGCGCTGCGTCCAGCTGGCGAATTTCCATGAAAAGGAAGCATAGATAGCTGTTTTTACTGGCTATTACTGCCAGTAATGATATGAATACTTCTCTACCACGCACCTACCACAGAGGCTCACATGAAAACTTTCAAGCGTGCATCAGCGGCCAAAGCCGCGGCCAACGGGCTGCCCATCATCCGCATTGGCCTCGGCAAAAAGTCGGTCTGGATCGTCACCGACGAGCCCGATCTGGTCGGCGTCGGCCTCACCGAGGTCTCGGTCATCGCGCCCGATGGCTGCGTGACCGGCTTCGTCACCCTCCGTCACCTGGACCGGCTCGGAAACGCAAATTGGGCCAGCTGCGGTGAACGCCAAAGCGGCGGCCGGTCGGCCTTCCCGGCGGGGAGCCGGTCATGACGAACGTTACGTCCCAGGATGCAATCCAGACGCTTCCGATCCACCTAATCTCGGGCGATCCGGGCCAGCCCCGCAAGATCTTCGACAAGGCCGGCCTGCGCGACCTCGCCGCTTCCATCAAGGCCGACGGGCTGCTCCAGCCGATCACAGTCCGCGCCGTCGAGGGCGGCTACATGATCGTCGCCGGCGAGCGCCGGTGGCGCGCCTCGCTGCTCAACGAGGCCAAGACGATCCGCGCCGTCGTCATCGTCCCGCGCGACATTGCCGACGTGCGGGTCAAGTCCATCATCGAAAACGATCAGCGGGTCGATGTGACGCCCATGGAGCAGGCCCGGTCCTACCAGTCGCTGATGGACGAGACGGGCATGACCGTTGACGAGCTCGCGGCCCGGCTCGGCAAGCCGCCGCACCGCATCACCGAGCGCATTGTCCTGCTGCGGCTCAAGCCCGAGCATCAGGCCATCCTGGACAGCGGCAACCTCAAGCCGGGCGAAGCCTACGAGATGGCCCGGCTCGATCCGCGCGGCCAGGACGTGCTGTTCAACGCGATCCGCACCGGCAAGGCCAAAAGCTACGCCGACGTGAAGGCCATGGCCGAGGCGATCCTGAACGCGGCCGCGCAATCGTCCTTCCTGTCGCCAGAGTCCGACCCGGCAAAGTCCGAGGCCGATCGGCACCACGTCAGCCAGTTCGAGGCCGGGGTCGACAAGCTGGCAGCCTTCCTCGCCTCCAGCATCAAGGACAACAAGATCGTGGCGGTGCGCCGGGTCAACCCGGATCGGGCGGAGCATCTCGCGAACATGATGGCCGCGATGCAGAAGGACATGCGCCGGATCGAGGTCGCGCTCCGGGAAGTCGCGGTGCAGCTGGAGCTCGCGTCATGAGGCGGCGCATCGAGTCCTTCACCGTCATCCTGCTCTACCCCGACTACGCCCAGCAGAACGGAGACGACACGTTCGTCTATGTCGGGCGGCACACCTGCGCGCAAAAGGCGATGGATGCCGCCCGGCTCGCTGGAGCCCAGGCCAACACCGGGATCGAGCAGGACGACTTCGCCGTCGTCGCTTGCCTCTCGATCCTCAATCCGCGCAAGGAAAGCGCGATCGTCTTCAGCCTTCCAGAAGCGGCACCAAACCCAACAGGCTGATCAGAGGCCGCCGTAGCGGTAATATCCGCCACCGACCAGCACCAGCAGCAGGATCACCACCACCAGCACGATCCACAGCAGGTTGTTGCCACCGACCGCGAAGCCGGACCGATACCCGTAACCGCCGGCAAGCACGAACACGACGAGAACGATCAGCAGCAGAACTAACATCGCGAACCCCCACCGCTTCCACCAGAGCCCGGCCATTTTTTGGCTGGGCCTTTTTCGCGAAGACGAACCCCCACAGGCCGCCGAACCCTCCCGTCGTTCACCCGCGCCATGTAAAAGTTTACCTCGGGGCGGTACGGCGCGGCGATCCGAGGCGGAAATCACACCCCCATACGGGCCTGCGAGGCGGTGTGGCTGCTGTGGCATGAGTGGCACAGCGGCCGGAGATTGGGCCGAAAGAGCCGCAGATCGGGGCGCGCGGCGACGGTCTGAATGTGATCGACATCGGTCGCGGGCACCAGGCGGCCCTCAGCGCGGCAGAACCGGCACATCGGTTCCTCAGCAAGCACGATGAGACGCACGCGCTGCCACCGCGCATCATATCCGCGTTTGCTGGGGCTCAAACGAGGCGACGCGAGCGACGGTTTGTGACCAGGATGCAGATTGTGAACGGGTGGTCTGGTTGGCATTGGTAGGTTCCACACCTGCCGCAGCGTATCGATTTCGCGCGTACAGCCTTCCGGAGTCAATAATCGCAAGTCACAATCAGGAAGTTTGATAGGAGACGCGCCATGATAGCCTATCTGGTCAATCCTTTTGACAGGACGATCAAGCAAATCGAACCGCTGGACTGGTCGGAGTTCGGCGACGTCGTTGGCGGAACTCTGTCACTTGCTGCTCGCTGGTCGACCGGCGACGTGCTTTATGTCGACGACGAGGGTTTCCACAAGTAGCCGCAGGCGTTCTTCCGACTTGCCGAGCGTCAGGATCAGCCTTTGGTCGGACGGGCTCTCATGGTCGGGCGCGAGCACGCGACGGAGGAGAGCAACGCGCCGCCGACGATGACGCTGGCCGAGCTGGGTGAGCGCATAACCTGGCTCAGCTACGACGAGGCCGCCGAGATGGTCAGGGGCAAGATCGCCAGCACCATCACGACGAACGATGGACCGACGGAGGTCGTCACATGGTGGGACGATTTTCTGCCGCCGAGGAAATGAGCAATGGTCACGGCACTCGTGGGGCTGGCTTGCTTCGTCTGCGGCTTCATGATCGGAGGCTGGGCGTTCTGCAACTTCTCCCAGCTCGCCCTGAAAGACGACCGGGAATAGCTCACGGCGGGAAATGCTTGTCCTTGACGGTCTTGTTCGCGAGCTCGACATCGTAGACCTCGACGCCCTCTGACACCGCGCGGAAGCCAGGAAAGGCCAGCTCCATCCTGTTGTCGAGCACCATCGCCTCGGCGTTAATCTGCTTCGTGTATTCCTCGGCGGTGAATACGCCCTTTCTGAACAGGAGGACCGCCAAAGCGCTGTTCTCGACGCGCATCACCAACCATTTGTCCATGAGGTCGCGCATGGCGGCGACACCTGGCTCGTCGACGGTCTTGGTCCCGAGATGCCAGCCGGCGAGCACGGTTCGCCATTTGCAGAGCTTGTTCAACGGATCGATCATGGTCGGCTCCTAAAGCGATCCACCATAAGCTGTCTGGACCAGTCGGCGCGGAGCTTTTCGATGGCGCGGTCGACCGCAGCCGCGTGTTCAAGCACGTAAGCGGGGTCACTTTCGGCGCGTTGGCGCAAGTGCCGGATCCAGAGGATAAGGAAAAAGCAGCGCAGGTGGAGCTTCCACCGACTAGGTGAGATCAGCCATGTCCTCCGGCACCACAGCACGACCGTGACAATCAGCCACAGCCATGTCGGAGCGAAACGGCAAAACACGACCACGATCGCGGCGATCTGGGTCATTGGCTGACGCCGAGATGCTCGGCCACGCCATCGACGACCTCTCTCGCCAGGATGTCCATGGCCTGTCTGACAGAGGCGAGCTGGTGAGCAGGCGGCGCGTTTGCGTCGCTCAGGAAGCCGATCGTCATGGAGGTGAACAGCAGAAGCATGGGCAGCATGTCGAGCTCACCCAGGGGCGCGTCGTCGAGGGAGTCGGTCACGACCCTGAACGCCTGGGTTGCCACCGCGAACCGCGCTTGCTCCCGGCTTTTCATGATAGCTCGTCGAAAATGCTACAGAGCGCCCGCATTCGTCCCCTGACCTTGATCACGAGTTCCTCGCAGATCTCCTCGCCCGAGAACTCCTGGAGCGACTTCAGAAAAGCGCTGCAGGTCGCCTTGTAGCGGTCAATCAGCTCATCGCCGGCCGCAAGCGCCGCCTCCGCGTCGAAGGCGACGCCGCGGCCGAGCTCGCCGGCGCCGGTGGTGACAACCCAGGCGATGCCCTGGTCGGTGCTTTCGATTTCCGTCGTGATCCGGTTCAAACCCGCGTCTCCTCAAGGTAGCGGGCTTCGATGACCTCGAGCACGTCCTGGAACATGGCGCCGACGCCCGCGCGGCGCGTGCGGCAGGCGTGGGCATATTCGTCGAGGGTGCGGCCACCGATCACGACCCAGGCTGTCAGCATGTGCAGGTCCATCGGGATCAGCGCCCAGACGCGGCGAACACGGCCCAGGGCGAGTATCTGGGCGTCCTCTGGCCACATTGAGCCGGTGTACTGGCTTCTGATGCCCGCGAGGCGGTCAGGCTGCTCAGGACGCGCCCCAGACGCGATCTCGGTGTCATCCCGAAAGGCGCAGACGGCGTGCCACTGCATCTCGGTCAGCAGGTTGCGGCTTTTCATGGCGCGGACGCCATCGCGCACCCGGCCACCAAGCAGCAGGGGCCCGACCTCGGGGTCCGGATCGGTCCGGTGTTCCGGTTCGATTTCCTTCCGCAGCAGCCGCACCGGCGGCCCGAAATCGCTCTTGCCGACGAAGCCAGCGCCGGCGCCGACCTGGCGCGCGCGGGCGATGCGCTCGTTGTCGAGGCGGGCTGCTTCCATGCGCAGTTCCTGGCGTGCCCAACCGAGGAAAATCGGGCAAACAGCCTCGAGACGCGCGAGTTTTGCATGATGTTGGTTCATGCCATGCTCGCTACGCATCTTCTCAAAAAAAAGCCTTGCAACTCCTTATAGGGCCCTCCTTTGATACTCTTTATATCTCTTGTAGGACTTGTAGGATAAGTAGGAAGAAGAAAGAAAGTAAGTAAGAACAGTAATATAGTACTCCTACACGTCTCGCTAAAAACGTAAAAAGAAGCGTAGGAGTCATGTAGGAAAGGGCTCATTTTCGCCTCCAAACCCGCCTTGAATCAGCTCCTCGGCCCGTCACCGTCGACACCCAGCCCAACTTGCGTAGGACGTCTGTCGCCCGGACCGTGGCTTTGCGGTCATGCCGCTCGCGCGGAACGCCGAGACCGTCAGACAGCGCATTGGCCGTCGTGCATTCAAGACGGTCGAACAACCAATCGGCCAGAAGCGGCTGCCAGGTATCCTCTGTCAGGCGGCTGCGTTGCATCTCGACGGCCGCGACCGCGATCTCCTCGTCATCCAGCCAAATGCTCTCGCCGTTAGCCTCACGAACCGCGGCCTCCGCCCAGAGCTGGTCACGATTGACTTCAACCCAGGTTTTGTCTGCCGTTTTGCATTCGATCGGCCAGAAGCGGCGGTTTCCGCTCACATCGCGCAGATAGTCCGTGCGATTTGTCGTCCCGCAGACGACGCACTGGCGCTTGACCCCGATGAACCCGCGCCCGTACGGCACGCGGTATCGATCCACGGCACGCGACAGGAACGCTTTGACGGTCTCCACGTCGGCGCGGATGATCTGATCGATCTCAGGGAACTCGGCGGCCCAGACGCCGTGCAGCGCCATCGCGGCGTCGCGGGAGCCTATGTCGGCTGGCATCCCGTCGGTGAAGTAGCTGGCGCCGAACAGCGCGGCGATCGCGGCACTCTTGCCGAGGCCCTGGTCGCCCTCGAAGATCGGCATGTGGTCGTATTTGCAGCCGGGCTCGCGCACGCGGCGCGCGGCCGCGAGCAGGAACTTCGTGCCGACGGCGCGGGCATAGGCAGAGTCCGGCGTGTCGAACACGTTCGTCAGCCAGGTGTTTATGCGCGGCTTCCCGTCCCAGGCCAGCCGGGCGAGATAGTCGAGGATCGGATGAAAAGGGTGCTGGCGGGCGACCGCGCCCAGCGCGCGCTCCACCACGCCGACCGTGAAGCTCGCGGTCCAGACGCGCTGGAGATACGACAGGATCATCTGGACGTCGTCGTCTTCCCAGGGGCGCGGGAACGGGCCAGGCGCGGGGCGCGAGGTGTCGTGCGAAAACGGCGGCGAGCGCATCAGCACGCCACGGCCGAGCATGTCGTCAAAGCCGAGGAGGCCGCGGAGCTCAGGCTCCAGGTCGAGCAGGATGAGCACGTTCGCCGTGTTCGCGAGCACCTGCTTCTTCTCGCCACGCGAGAGCAGCCCGATGAACCGCATGTCGGGGCCGCCTGGCGGATTTCCCCCGAAGGGCACGACGTTGCTCACGCGGGCCGCCGGCCGCCGGCGCGCAAGCCCGATCTGATCGTGTCCTGGGCCTCCTTTCGCGGGAGGCCGGCATGGAGCGCGGCATCGAGCAGCGAGCGTTCGACGGTCGACTTGTCGAGCTGGCCAGCGGCCACCAGGGTGCCCAGGTGATACGAGCGGCGGTTCAAGAGATCGTTGCGGCCGCCGTCGCCACCAAAGCGCACCGCGTCGATCGCGCGGTAGAGCGCCTTCATGGCGCGCTCGCTGGTCATGATGTAGGGCGGCGCAGGCTGCTCCGGGAGCGGCGCCAGGAGCTCGGCAAGCCAGGCTGGGATCGCGGGCGGAGGCGTCTCCCAGGGCGGCACGCGCCAGGTGTATTCGCCGCCTGAGATCGGATGCCGGCTCGGCGGGATCATCACCGCCTGGCGTCCACGGTGGGGATCGAGCCCGGGCGCGGGCACCCCGGATTTGCCACGGAGCTTTTCACCCGCATGGCGGAAAAACAGCGCGGCGCCGCCAGAACCCCCCGATTTCGTCATGGGGCGCTGCGGCAAGCATCCATGACGATCGACGAGCGCTGAGAGCGCCGCGAAACCATCATGGGCGTGCAAGCCGGGCCTGTCCACGTCGAGGGCGAAAAGGTGCGAGGATCCTGTGACCACGCGCCAGTTGCACCGCCGGAAGCGGAAGGCCCACTCGTCGATGGTGGCAAGGTCACTGGTCGCGGCGTCGGTTGCACCAGGGAAGCAGCCAGCTTTACTCGCGGTGCTCGCGGGGTAGACTTTCCACCCGAGGAGCGCCACCCGTTCAATGTCGGCCGGGATGGTCACAACGGGGCTTCCGCAGCGGCGTTCGCCTTGGCCTTCGCGCGGTGTACGGCGTCGCGGCAGAAGGCTGCCAGCTCCTCGCGGCTGGGCGTCGCGCCGGTCACGACCTGGCGTTCCAAGGCCAGAAACTCGGCCTCGAGCTCGTTGCTGAGGGTCACGATGTAGGCGCGGCCCCGGCGCTCCTGTTCCATCTGCTGTCGGAAGAAGCTCTGCTGGCGGGTCTCCTGGGGCGGTTTCATCCGCACGGCCGTTCAGCCCGGCGCCGATCGTCGCGGGCCTTGTTGGCGGCCGCCATCGCTTCCGCCATGACGTTTGCGATCGTGGGTTCGGACGCGACGGTCGTCAGGGCGGCAAGCACGACCGCGAGATAGGCCTCGCACATAACGGCGCGCTTCTCGAACTCGTTCATCGGCGCAGCCCCGAAGCGCGGTCCTCAAGGTAAGCGACGCCGGCCGCCGTGGCCTTCGCGTTGGCGATGTCCAGGGTTTCGGAGATCGTGCGCAGCAGCATCTGCGACGAGGGCGCGCCGAGGGCTGCGGTCTGGTTGGCGAGGATGCGCAGCTGGTCGTGCAGGGCGTTGGCGTAGGCCTTGGCAATGGCGAGGTCGAAAGCCAGGTCCTCGGTCATCGGCGCGCCCGCCTGGGCTTGGGCGTTTCGGTCTTGAGCCAGGGCCAGCCTTCGGCCTCGGCATGTTCGATCGAGCACCAGGCGCGTGCCGAGCGGCCGGGCTTCACCAGCCCTACCACCTGGTTCACCTCGGCGGGCGTGCCAGGACACCCCAGGAGCAGGTCAGGTGACCCGCAGGGGCATGTCAGGCCCTCAATGTGGAAACCAGTCACGCGGCGTCTCTGAGCGCCCGGCGGCGCAGCATCTCGCGGCGTCCGAAGGCCCAGCATAGCCGCGCGTCGGCCTCATTGTCGTCGGTCACGTCAAGCCAGCCCTGGCTATGGCACCAGGCGAGCACGGCGCGCTTGGCGTTCATGCTGCCGTTGATCCGTTTGCCGGTCGCCGGGTCGCGGTCGGCAAAGCTCGCTGTGCCGAGGATCTGCCGGCGCATCGTGTTGACGGACTGCTCGCGGCACCGAACGTCGAAGCGGTAGCAGACCATCAGCACGACATTCGCCAAGCCGATCATGAGGCGCGCCGCCGTCTGCTGCTTTTCCAGGGGCGCCTCGGTCAGCACGAGGCGCGGCCGGTGCGCGACGATCGCGTCTCCGAGTTCGTTTTCGAGAGCTACGAAGCACCCTGCTAGATTTGACATGGGCGGAAGCATCCAAACGCCGGAGATGGGTTCAGCGTCGTCGAGGCAGCCGTAGCAAAAGCCTGTGCGGGTCGAGAGGTCTAACGCCAGGATCCCGCCCTGGCGGCTCACTGCAGAGAGGCGGAGGCGCCGTTCGTCGTCCGCTTACGGCGGGTCGACGCGATCTTGCGCTTCGGACCGAGCCCCTTGGCGATCACGGTCTGGCCGTCCAGATAGGCCTTATCCCAGACCGCGTAGGCCTCGGTGCCATGCGGGTTCGGGTTTTCGTCCCGCCCGCGTCCGGCCTTGCCCGCGGCCTCGCCAAGCTTGGACACTTCCCAGCGGTCATGCTCGGTCAGATCATCGTCTAGGTCGCGCGGTTCGGGCATGGCGGGCGCGTCACCGAATAGGTCGGCCTGGGTCAGCCGGATCATGCAGAGGCCGAGGTAGCGGACATAATCGCGCGTGTCCTGGGCGACCGCCTCCTGGTCCCGCTTTTTCGACAGGAGTGCTGCGATCAGCTGCTTCTGGTTGATGCCATCTTTCTTGGCGGCCTTAAGCGCGCTGCGATACTCGCCGTTGGCTTCGTCGAGCTGCTCGCGCGCGCCAGTGATGAGGCGGATATGTTTCTGAATCACAGCGTCCGGGACGTTGGACTTTTCCGCCAGAGACAGCGCCATCGTTTATCGTCCTTTTCTCTTTTTGGTTGGTGTCCTTGCTTGGAGCAGGACCTTGAGGTTGACGCCGGCGACCTGTCGTGTTTCGGCCAGCTGCGCGAGGTCATGTACGCGCGTGGCTGGAATGCCCACCTTGCGCCAGGTGCTGATTGCGTTCTTGCCGATGCCGATCGCCTCTGCGAGAGCAGCGTTGCCACCGAAAGCGTCGACAATCTGGCTCGCGTTCATTCCCTCGTCTTCGATCAGATGCTTTGACACTCAGCTGGTTTGACCTCATATCTGAGCGCCCGTACAAATACGAGGGTGTCAAACACTTTGATCGTTTCTAGCACGGGACATTGGGCGGAGATCCTGTAATGGCATCACGATTGCGGGCAGTCGTCCCCAAAGCTGCTGTACCCAGCAAGCCCAAAATCCTGATCTACGGAAAGCCCGGCGTCGGAAAAACCTGGGGCGCGTTGGATTTTCCCGGCGTCTACTACATTGATCCTGAAGGAGGAGCCGACCTCGAGCACTATACCGACAAGCTGGCGGCAGCGGACGGGATGTACATGGGGCCGGATCTCGGCGCGAACGATTTTCCAACCGTAATCGATCAGGTCAAGGCTCTTGCGACCGAGCGTCACGATTTCAAAACGCTCGTCATCGACAGCGCGAGCGTGCTGTTCCACACCGCGATCGCGGAAGAGTCCGAGAGCCTCGGTGACAAGGATCAGTTCGGCGCCAGCAAAAAGGCGGGCGTGCGGCACATGCGGATCCTGATCCGCTGGCTTAAGAAGCTGAACATGAACGTGCTTCTCGTCGCGCACTCGATCCCGGAATGGGGATTGGTCAATGGGCGGCGCGAGCAGATCGGCGATGCGCCTGATGTATGGGAAAAGGTGGAGTACGAGCTGCACCTCTGTTTGCAAATCGAAAAACAGGGCAAGTCGCGGTTCGCCCGGGTGCGCAAGACGCGGCTCAAGGAATTTGAGGATGCCGACCGTTTCCCCTGGTCGTATGAGAATTTCGCTCAGCGCTACGGGAAGACCATCATCGAGGCCAACAGCACGGCGATCGAGCTCGCCTCGCCCGAGCAGGTCGCAGAGCTGACAGGGCTTCTCAGCGTGGTCAAAGTCCCGGATGGCTGGGGAGAGAAATATCTTTCAGACAATGATGCCGAGACCTGGGCCGACGTGCCCGCCGCAAACGTCGCTGCCGTCATCGCCAGGCTTCACGCCAACGTCTCGAAGATCAAGGAGACCGCCTGATGCGCGTCGTGCCCAAGACCGAAGAGGAGCTGAAACAGGAAGGGTCTGGCCCGCGCGAGCTCCTCCGCGACGGCATTTACGATTTCACGGTGTCGACCGCCGAGGAGGGGACCTCCAAAAACGGCAACGACATGATCACGGCCAAGCTGGACGTCTTCGACAGCGCCGGGGTGAGCCACTGGGTCTACGATTACCTCACCGACGGCGCCATGGCGTACAAGCTCCGGCACCTGGCCGAGTGCGTCGGGCTTCTGGGCGACTACGAGGCCGGCGAGCTCAGGGCGATCGACCTTGAGGGCAGGAGCGGTCAGGTCAGGATCGGCCGCGAGGGAGCCAAGGGCGATTTCGGGGCAAAGAACCGCGTTGTCGACTATGTTCCAGCGCGCAAGGCTGCCCAGAGCGAGCGCCAGGTATCCCGGCCGGCCCGACAGGCTGCCCAGCCGGCGCGCCGGGATAGCCCACAGACGCGCCAGGCATCCCGCGACCTCGATGACGACATCCCGTTCTGATCATGTCCGGGCGCGAAAATGTGACTGCGCGGCTCTGGGACAATGATAAGGAGCAGAGCACAAGCTCAGGGAGCGCACCGATGCCGCTCGACCTCGAAGCGCTGGAAAAAGCATGGCAAGCCTGTATGGACGCGGCGGCCGCGGGCGATCTCGTCGCGTTCCAGCTTTGCCACATGAAGCTTGACGGCGCGCTCAAGCGCATTTCGTGGCAGGCCTGGCAATCCAAACCGGAGGCGCCAAAGCCGGTTGCCCGCCCTCGCAAGTTGCATGGCCCGCGTCGCCGGACGGGACAGGCCTACGCGCCGAGGTCTTATTGAAAAGCCACCTGGATCCCATCACGACCAAGCCCACGATAAAGGGCACCTATGGTCGCGCCTGGCTTTACCCCGTCGGTCCGGCGACGCCGGAGTGCGTGGCGGCATGGATTATCGAAGCGCCGTGGGCCCATCCGGTCTGGCACAGCTACCTTCTTAATGTCATCCACCTGCGGCCGTCTGAGCGCGATCCGAACCCGATCATTTACCTCGATGGCGCGACCCACGAGCTCTGCATAGAAGCCCTCGACCCCGAAAAGCCGCGCCAGCCGTCGATCGACGGCGGCGAGGTCTGGGCGCTCTCACCGCCAAACTTCGCCGGGCAGATCATTTGTGGGAGCGACGTAGCGGCTTTCGCGAGGGCGGAGAACGCGGTGTTCATGATCCTTGAGCGGCATCTTTCTCCCGACACCGACTATATCTACGAATGGATCCGGCTTTTCGGAGACAGCATGATCAAGAAATGAGGCAGCGATGGACGATCACGCGCCCTGGACGCCAGGCCCCGATCCTTACGAGGAGGCGGTGGCGGCGCTCAGAAAACTCCATGCGAAGCAGGTAGCCCTGTTGAAACAAGTCAGGATCCTCCATCAGGGTGCCGCCTTTTTCATGCTGGTGACCATCGCGTGCGCCGGCCTCAGCATCTACAACGTTTTCTTTCGTCACCCATGACGGCGTGCCCGCATTGCGCCGCGGAAATCAGCTCGGGCGTGTTCTCCTGCCAGACGGGCGAGCCGCGATCGGCGCAGACCAACGTCATCGGCGTCTGCATCGAGTGCGCGGGGATCATCGGGTTCGGCTCCGACCTCAACATCGTGGCGCTTTCCGAGAGCGATCTCACCGGCTTTTTCCCTGGCATCCGCTTCGGCGTGCGCAGGCTCCAGCGCCTCGTCCTCGAGTACCGGGCCGCAAACCCACGTCCGGTCTAGCTCTCGGGCTAGCCAGTTGCCAGGAGGTTCACGACTCGATCTGATGAGAGTCAGAGGTTCCGATTCGTTCCCTTGGTCGTCGCAACCGCTCTTCCATGCGCCTTGCCACAGCCGCCAATGCCTCCTGGGCCGAGCCCGCTGGAGGCAAGGTCTCGGGCGGTAAGACGAGAATCTTAGTACTCTGGATCTTCTCTCCCCGGGAAACAGACTCGCGGTGAGGGCTGGCGAAGACGTAGGCGTTGGCGAGCTGACGCCAGGCCTTCCCGCCATTGGTCCAGAGCACGAGCAGCCGACGCTTCTCGACGCGGAAAAGCCCGACCTCCTGAAGCCGCGCAATGGCCTTGGCTACAGTGTCGCGGCAGACATGGGCGATCCTCTGGATGCGGCTGTAAGCGATGATCACCTTGGCGTCATTCTTGCGGCGTTCGCCGTACAGCAGCGCGTCCAGGACGCAAAACTGGTGATGGGTGATCTGGCCCGACTTCAGCAGTTTGCGGGCTCTATAGGCGATTGTCGCGGCTTCTGGCTCCTGAAAGGGGCGCATGGCTTCGTCCTCGGCATGACCGAGACGCACCGATCACCAGGCAAAGCACCCCCATCCCCTGTCAGAGGGGTTGATCGAAGGCTTGGGATGTGGGAATATCGCGTTGCGGTTTTTCGCGATATTCCCGGTGTGCTGCCGGTCTTTTGGAGGCCGTTCCTTTCGCTGAGGAACGGCCTTCGGCTTGTCTGGGGTCTGGGTTTCTGTGTGACTCCGTCCCGCCACCGTGGCGGTTGGCCAGCATGGCACATTAATTTCCCGAGGCAAACGCTCGTAAAAGTACTAAAAACAAGCCCTTGAGAGTCTTGACTTTAGGCCGCGTCCGGGAATTTCAGCCGCTAGACACGCGGACCATGATCGTGCCCGGCGACACGCCGGGACCGCGATCAACGATTCGGATGCCGGGGAATTTTGCGAGCAGCTTTTTCACGTAGCGATCGGCCTTGGCCTCGCTCTCCACGATGAAAGCGTTCACGACGGGCTTGAGCGGCGCGTCCATCACCGAAGCGCCGATCAGCTTGATCCGCTCGTCTTCCTGAAGCCGGTGCAGGTCGATCGCTCGTGTCACGGAATTTTCTCCATCTCGACGACGCGCCACCCGGCCTTCTCGATCGCGGCCAGGGCCGCACGCGCGGCCAACCGGCTCACAGGCGCGCCGGGCCGCGCCTCGGCAAGCGCCTGGACGATGGCACGCCCGAGGTCCCACTCCATCATGTCGCGAGGGATTGGCACGTCAGGAGCTCATCAGGCGTGACGGCGTGGCCGCAGGCGACGCAGGCATATTTCCCATTATTCGCGCCGTAGTGGTCGCGGAGCAGCCACCAGCCCTTGTCGTGCGGGCAGCATAGGTCGCAGTTTGTCATGTGGTTCTGGTCATAGGCCCAGACCCGCAAGCCAAGGCACCTCGGGCAGTCGCCGAGCACCTCATCGGGCCCGACCGGCGTGGTCGTCATCAGTACAGCGTCTTGACGGCGATCGCGGCCGTCGCCCCGGTGCTGAAGAGGCTGGCCGGGGTTCCGAAGCGGACGCCATCGACCTCCACGTAATCGACGTAGAGGTTCCGATCGGTCGCAGGCGTCCCGGCATAGGCGTCATTCAGGAAGGTGACCTCGACCGTGTGGCTTCCCGCGCCATAGCTGCCCGCGAAGGTGAAAGCCTGCCATTCGCCCCAGTTATGGACGGCGCTCACCGAGACGCCGGTCGCGACCAGTTTTCCGTCCACCGCGATCGACGCCTGGGAGTCTCCGTCGTAGAGGTCGGCGGACAGAACGATGGTGAATACGCTCTGCGCCAGGGCGGTCGTGCTCATGATCCAGCCAATCGGCGGCATAATGAGCTCGACGCCAGCCGACCCGTCGAGGGGCTGCGTCCACCAGACCCCGGCGCTGTTCAACTGGTCGAGCTGGGTGCCGGTCCAGAAGAGCGTGACGACGCCGGCCGAGGAAGAAACCACGACGCCGTTGCGCGCGATCTGGGCCGCCGAGGTGATGTTCCAGGCATTTCCCTCGTCGTCATAGATCGTGCCGCCTGCCCCGTTGACCTGGGTTCCGGCGGCACTGGGCGCGTGGGCCACCTGGGGTTGCGCTGCGGCGCCGAAATACTGTGCCCAGGCCGCGGCCTCCTTGGGCTTGCCAGCGGTCGCCACCGGCGTGAAGGCGTACTCCCCTCCCCCGTTCGAGTCCCAGATGCTGACAAAAGCGACATCCGCGGTCGAGGCGCCGAGCGTGCTGGCAAGCCAGGACACGAAGGTCGGGTTGTCCGTAAGGCCTGCGCCGTCCCCTGACGCGCCCGCGCCGGTTTCGCAAATGGCGATCGGCTTTCCCTGGGCGGCCGCGAAGGAGATGAGCTCCGCGAGCGACAAGCAGCTCCCGCCACTGGCGTCGAGTGAACTCTCGGTCGATGCGGGATAGCTGTAGTAGTGCTCCAGGTTCACCGGATCGCTGGCGAAGGTCACCAGGTTGCTGAACACCGGGTTAGGCGAATTGAGCACCTGGCCGCTCTTGGACCAGTCGTAAATCTGATTCGGCGCGCCGAACGGGTAGAGGTCGCCGTAGACATCCGCGCCAATGATGTCGACATAGGCGGCTCCCGGCCACAGCGTCACCGTCGCTTTGCCGGCAGCGGTGTCATTCGTGATGCCGGGGTTCCAGATGACGAACAGGGTCACGCCGATCGCCGCGGCCTGGGCGTGCATGACGGTGTAGATGTGGCGAAAGGCCGCGATCCATTGCGCCTGGAGCGAAGCATCCGAGCCGACGAAGCCCGGGGTCGAGCTCAGGTTCATCTCGACGCCGGGCCGCCAGTACTGGGTCTTGTAACCCGCGTTGGCCCAGCCGGAGACCATGCCCTGCAATGCGGCGTCATAGGCGCCGCTGACGAAGTTCCCGAGGATGGTCTGGGCCGAGGGCGCGCCTGCATAGCTGGAGCCCATCGGCAATGCGATCATGGGCGTGGTCGTCTGCCAGCCTGGCGTCGACGAAAACTCGCCAACGGAATAGCTGTTGCTGCCGCTCAGGGGCTGCGGCTGGGTGTAGTCAAGGTAGGCATTGAGGATGACGGGCGGCGCGCCCATCAGCGATGTGAAATCCGCGAGCGCGGCTGCACTACCGGCATCCTCCGGGTTATCCACGAAGCAGCCCAAGACGTACGGGGTCGGCATTCCGGTACTCCTGCAAGGGGGCTCGGTATAGCTGAACACCCCTATCAGGTAACCTGATCGGCCGCCCGGTCAATCCGCCCCTTGAAACGGGACTCGCTGCTCGAAGGGCACCCAGGCCGCGATCTCCGCGCCGATATCGGGGCCGAGGTTGAAGATCCGCAACCGCGAGCCGAGCTCATCGAGCGCCGCGTTGCAGAAGCTCCAGTAGGTGTTCAGCAGTTCGCCGGCGGAAAATTCGGAAAGACTGTCGACTCTGCGACCGGTGGCTTCCAGGTAAAACAGGCGCTCGAGGTGCGACAGGAAGCGATCGGCCGTGTGGCGGCGCACCGACGCGATCCAGACTGCGGCCGGGCGCCGCACCAGGACGAAGCGGGCCAGTGGGAGCGCCGCTGCCGCCTGGCGGTAGACGATCGGCCAGGGCAGGTCGGAAAACACCTCACCGTTGGCGAGCATCGGCCTCACCATGTCCCAGAGCTCGTCCGAGTTCCTGGGCTTTTCGGCAAGCGCGTCAAAGGCCTCACCGGGCCAGTGACGGGCGGCCAGGCCGTGCGCCGCGCAGAAGGCCGTGAAGTTCTTCGTGGCGGAGCGGTGCGGGCTGATGTTGATAATGAGCTCAGACATCGACCGAGTCCTCGTTCCGCCGGCGGTTGTACCGTCGCAGGCCGTCCCGCAGCTTGCGATTGTCGCCGCAGAGCGTCGGCAGGCCGTTCACGTCCAGCGCGATGTCGCGATCGGGGTCGAACCCGGAATCACGCATCACGTCTTCCCGCGTGCCGTAGAAGCGCGAGGTCTTCGGGCCATGCCAGCCATGGGTGATCGTCCCTGGCAGGCAGCCGATGTCCTGGCGGATATGCACGTCGCAGAGAGATGCGAACTCTGCCAGCCGCCGATAGTAGCTCGGGGCATAGCCGCCCGAGGCGCGGCCGGCCTCGATGAGCTCGGGAAGCGTGCCGGCGAAGCCATGGCCCATGTGATAGTCGCCGGAGCCTATGATCATCCAGTCGAGCAGCCGCCCGATCCCTTGGAGCGGGCCGCGCCGGATGACCCAGGACGCGCCGGTGTGCTGCCGCCAGTCGCGGTCCTTGCTTTCCGGCAGCAGCGCGCGGGTCGTGTTCGGCGCATAGGCTCCGTTGCAGGCGCGCACGTCGCCGGCGAGCCAGGCCGCGCAGAAGGACCGATCGACGTCGTTCCCCCACTCGTTCCGCGCGACGTTGCCGGTCGGGTCCAGGTCTATCGCATGAGTCCACGTCTGGCCGACGCGATGGGTCTGGAGCATGTGCAGCGCGTCCGCGACCCAGCTGGGCTGCAGGTGAACGATGTCGGTATCCTGCCAGCAGATGTATTGGGCATCCTCTGGCAGGCGCGCGATGGCCGCGTTGTAGAGCGCGTGCTGAAGCCAGAGCTCCTGCTCGGCGCCGCCCCGGATGTTGACCAGATTCACATGCTTGAGGATCGGGTCTTTCTCGGGATCTAGGTCATGCGCGCGTGCGCCGATCGTATGCTGCGCGATCGTCACGCGCGCTCCGCTCTCTAGCAGCGGGGGGAGCCAGTGATTGAGCAGGAGCCGGGGACGCACCGCATACCGGCGCGGGTTGTTGTAGGCCGCCACGACGTGCAGCATGTCAGGCGACAGCATTCCGGCGGTGCCCCTTAGTATTTCTACGCGGGGAGCTACGCTATCGCGGGCCTTGTTGCACGCGCGAAGGCGAGAAAGGTTCAAGATTCTTGTGTGAGCTTCTAGCGATCACGCCGAGCCGCGCGATTTGCCAAAGCGAAGCTCGAGCTCGCGCCTGATGGCCTCCATTTCGTTCGCGATCAGCTCCATGCGGCGCATGTCAGTCGGGGTTGCATCAGAACCAGGATACAGAAACGAAAACATCGACGCGAACGTGTGCTGGGCGCCGGCCAAATAGGCGAGACGAAGCATGTCGATCTCGGCCGCGGGTTTGTTGGTCAGCGGCGCCACTGCGCGCAAGGCGGTCCATCCCGCCTGGATCAGCTTGCCCTCGTCCGCAAGCCGGCGGCTAAGGGCGTCGAGGTAGGCGCGATCAGCCATCGGCTGACACCCTGAACGTCACCAGCTTCAGCTTCACGATGCGCATGGACGAGTGCATGGCATGTCGCTGCACGCGACGGGCGATCGGCTCGGCGGCTTCGGCGCTCGCGCGGCTGCTGTTCATCAACGGCATGTGGCGGTGGCCCAGGCCATTTGGCATCGGCAGGTCAGCGCTGACGATGCCCTCGCTGCCGTCAGGGTAGATCGCGATCCAGACGTGAAGCTCGGTGATGCGTCGCCCGGTGGGCGGCGGGGTGTCCAGGTAAACGAAGTCGGGGTCAGACATTTTTACTCCCAGCTCTCCGTGCCTGGTTCGTAGGCCTCGCCGGTCGGGCCCCGCAGCATGTGCATCAGGTCGTCCAGCCGAACGGGTAGCTCAGGCAGCGCGCCGGTGCGCCCGGCCGTCCCCGGGATTGCCCTGGCGCAGATCATCAGTGCATCCGCGCGGGACATCCGGGCTGCCTGGGACAGGCGCTGGGTGTACCCGAAGCCGCCTGGGGACCACCAGGCTGCATGTTCGTGCGACCAGACGAGGTAAGTTTCGGCTTCGTCGTTCAATGCAGGCGCTCCGAACCAGGCCAAAGATTGAAGCTCAGGGAGTGGAGACCGAACGCCCACGCGGCCAGTTCCCAAAGGGGCGGTTCGTCTCGCTCCTCGATCTCGCGCTCGATCGCCGCGAGTTCCGCGTTGATGGCTTCGATCAAGGTCCGGTCGACGGGCAGGCCTTTGAACCTGTCGAGAAGCAAGGAGATATAGCGCAGGCGTTCCTGGAGCACGAGCACAGTGCATTCCGCGAAAATACGCTTGAGCTCCTCGGGGATGAACTCATCGATGCACACCATCCGGCCGGACACTTCGTCTTTGGCCTGCGGGAGCGGCAGGGTGACCATGAGGGACAGGGGCCTGCGGTTGTCGAGGTCCACTTCCAAACCGCGGCCGCGAAGATGCCGCACTATTTCAGGGAGTACCCACCGGCCGCCGAGCCACCGGGCTTCTTTTTCCCAGATCTCTTCGTAGGGCAGGAAGGGGAAGGGCTCGGCCATCAATTCTCCAAATCTGCATTTTGGGAAGCTGCGGCCACCCTCGCGTTGGTTGCCTTAGTTATTTGCCACTTGCGCGGCTCGGCCAGTAGCACGTCATCCACGAACTTGCAGTGACCGCAGAACCGCTGCCTGGCATCTTCCGGGTTCCATGACCTTCGGCCGCAGATCGGGCAGGTGAAGGCCGGAGGCGGATCAGTCTTCATCTCAGCCGCAATACTCTGCACCACAAGGCCAGCATCCGATTATTCCGCGAGGGCACCGCCCGCCCGACACCGCGGTCGGATTGACCCTTATCTCGCGCCCGTTCTCGAGCGCCGCCAGCCGCGCTCGAAGGTCGATGATCTCGTCCATGAGGACCACGAAGATAACCGCGGCCGTGGGCTGCTCTCCCCTGGCTTCCGACCGGCGCAGCGATTCCGCAACGCCGACGGCGGGGACGAGATCCCTACACAGCGCGCGAGCTCGCTCGAGCAAGACCGGCACGCGACGCTTATCTGTCACAAGGTTGCTCCCATCCGGTCTAGTCTCGCGTCGGCGGCACGTAAGACGGCGGCGGCCGCAACGGCTCCGGTGCGCCGATCTCTTTTCCGACGGCCTCATGCACCATCATCAGCAGTTGAGCCTGCTCCACCGGCATGATCGCGATGACGCGCGTCACAGCGTCAGGCAAGGCCGCAAGAACCGCGGCGCGGGCGCGGGACACGCGGGCGGCCGACCAGTCCGCAAGGGCCTCTGGCATCAGCCGAGGGTCGTCTGTCTCGACCACAAGCATGATCGCCAGGGCGTGTTTCAAAGGAGTGTGTCCTGGCTTGCGGGATCCTGTTCCCGGACCGCCCGGCAGGTCTCCATCATGCGACCGGTGTAGCCAAGAACGACAATGAGGATGTCCACGTCGCGGGTGCTGAAAGCATTCGCATTGACATAAAGGCGGTCGCCGTCAAACGAGAGCGTGAATTTAAGCGTTCCGATGGTCATTCGGGCGCGTGCTCCGCCGGGCTTGCGAGCAGACGCGCAGCATAAGCGACCTCGGCCTCGCTGAGATCGACTAAACCCGAAAATTGCCCTCGAGCGACACCCAGCTCTCCCCAGCGGCGTTCGGTGTCCTGGTAGAAAATACGGCACATATCGACGTCCACGCCGTAACTTTTGAGCTCATTCACGACGTTTTCGGCGTCGTTCGTGATGGACTTGGGGCCATCCATGTCGACCAGGATGACGACCCCGGCATGGGTGATTATGACCATGCGGTAATAAGCGCGGGTCACAGCTTCAGACGTTCCATTTTCGGGAAGGGGTCGCCGGAAGCCCAGGCGAGCGCGTTCGCCTTGATTGTCTCGCCCCGGCGATAGGCGTTCCAGGCGAGAATGCCGAGCGCCAGCCCGGACGCTCGTTGCGTTTCCTCCCGCGACAGTCCGGCTGCCAACAGAGCCTCCCGCAATCGCATGGGCGGGCTGCTGGCTTTGCCGATCCCGGTTTTCAGCTCATCGAAAAACGCTGTCACAAGACGCTCTCTGGCCGAGCGACCGGCCAGAAAGGCAAGGCCGCCGACCATGGAAACCCTGAACGGCTTCGGCATGGTGCCGCAGACTCTCGCGCCTTGCACGGCGTCGGGCCAGCGGTGCAATGCCTCCGCGATCCGCGCGTTTGGCATTCGCCAGCGCAAAGATGACGGCAGGCCATCCTCGTAAGCCAGGCCAATCCGCAGCACCGCCGCCAGCCGCATCGTGTTGGTAAGACCCATCCCGGACAAAGCCTGGCCAGCTGATCGGCTACCGCCGCTGTTCGTGGCTGGGTAGGCCGCGCGCGCGATTCCGAAACGCAAGTCCATCGGGACCGCGATCCCCGTCTCGACCACCGCCGTCAGCCGATGCTGGCCGTCATTGAGCAGGCGCTCGTCGGACATGATGATGGGCTCGCCGGTGTTGGTCCACTCAGCTCGCATCAGCGCGAAGGCGACGGCTTTGACGCCAGCTCGGGTCACCGGACGGTTCGCCTCCCCAGGCCGGTTGTACTCGAGGATCGTCTTTGCGATCTCGGGCGTGACCAGCACGTCGATGACGCTGAGCGGGTTACCGGCTTCGATCCAGGCTCGGACCTGCTTGCTGGTAACCGATCCGGGCGCTTTCGGGACGACTTCGAGCTGCTGCAGCATTCTCTTCTTGCCCCGCGAGGAGTACTCGGTCCTTGCAGAGATTCACCGGGCATGGGTAAGAGTCAATCTCTTTGATCATGGAGGATACCTTTGACTGCGACCGAGGATGACCGGGCTCGACCCTGGAACATCAAAAATGTCCCGGAAACCGTGCGAAACCGCGCGACGGCGGCTGCCGCCAAAATCGAGGCCCAGATCGGCGAATACGTTACGCAAGCACTCATCGAGAAAATCAGCCGCGACCGCTCGACGGGCAAGCAGAAGCCCGAGGTGTTCGACCCTCATCAGAATATGGACGCGCTGGAAAAGCTGGTGACGCTCGCCATGCAGGTCTCCGAGCTCAATAAGGGCGAGCCGCCACCGGCGCACCTCACCCGGGCGATCTACGTCCTGATCAACCGCCGGGTGAAGGCGATCGGGGAGGTCGGCCATACCCGGTTGCTCACCGGGCCAGGCGCCGAGCCCGCGGACGGATCGGGGTGAGCCCGGCAGGCGACGGGTTCACCATCTATGGCTTGCCAGTGCGCGGCAGGAGCTGCGCAAGCTGCAAGCTCTGCTGCACCCTGGTTCCAGTCGAGCTCGACGACGGCTGGAGCAAAGCGGGCGAGGCCTGCAAGCACCTATGCAGCAAAGGCTGCGGCATCTACCCCAAGCGCCCGAGCTCCTGCCGCTACTGGTCGTGCCGGTGGCTGTTCGACCCGGCCACCTTGGGGCTCCGGCGCCCGGACCAGGTCCACTACCTGATCGACGCCATGCCGGACCAGATCCGGTTGACCTATGATGACGGCGAGGCCCACATGATCGACGTCGTCCAGGTCTGGGTGGACCCAAGGCACCGGGGCGCCTGGCGCGACCAGCCGCTTCTCGACTATCTCGATGCGCTAGGCCGGACGCACCGCATGGCGGCAATCCTGCGGTTCAGCAGCACCGACTGTCTCGTCCTGTTCCCGCCGTCTGTTTCGGCCGACGGCAAGTGGCACGAAAAGAGCGGCAGCATGTCGACCGAGATCGGGAACCATTCGGCGCATCCAATGGGCGGGAGGCCGCCGCTTTGAGGCGCGATTACGTCGAGACCTTCCTGCGCACCTTTGACAACGCGCACACCGTCCGCGCCTATACGAGAGTGCTCGACAGTTTCATGAGGTTCTGCGACCAAAAGCGCCTGAAAGTCTTCAACCGCGTCACGCCGACGCATATCGCGGATTGGGTCTGGGAGCTGAGCTTCAGCAAAGCAGCCTCCACCGTCCGAGCCATGATTGCGGTCGTGCGCAGCTTCTTCGACTGGCTCATCACCGGCGGTATCGTCCGGACCAATCCAGCGGTCGCGATCCGCGCTCTGCCAGCTCGAGTGCGGCAGGCGATCGAGAGAAGGGCCGCGCGGTGATGGTCGACGCGCTTGAGTTTTTCGTCATCGCGACATGCCGACCGAGCACCACGACGTGCTGCAGGTACCTCTGCATGTCATCGAGAGGATGGGAATGCGCTAAGCTGTCAAAGAAGCTGCGGCGCACGATCGATGGCCGCGTGGCAACGGGAAAATCGCGCGCGACAGGCGATAACTGCAAAGGACGCCAGCTGGCGGGTGGGACATGGTAGAAACGAAGCTCGTCGAGGTGCGGGACATCGGCACTTTCATCCCAGCACTGGTGATCAGGATGACAGCCGAGAACGAGAGCCAGGGGTATCTGATGGGCCGGGCCGGCTTTCTTAAGCCGCCGTTGCAATTCCAGCCGAGCGTGATTCTCATGAAGCTCAGCGACCAGGAAGCAACAGCCGACTCCTACGCCTGGAAAAGCGGCGCGCGCACAATGCCGGTCGCGCATGAATGGCTGCTCGATCACTTCGACGACATCGAGGATGGCAGCGTCGTGGATGTCGAGTTCATCCTGGGCGAAACCAATGAGCCGAAGAAGTCTGAGCGGGGCGGGCTTTTCTGATGATCGTCAAGGTTCAGACCGCCATGTTTTCGACGACCGGGAAAGAACGCGGCCGGGGCCTGGTCTACGACGAGAACCGCGAGCACCAGATCGAGCAGCCGATTCCGATGGAGGTCTATAACCAGGTCGCAAAATTGCCGCGGCCGAAGGCGTTTTTCCACGCCACATGGGCAGGCAGCTTCTGGGAGATCGGGCCGCCAGCCGAATGGCAGTCATGGTGAACGAGCTCGACACCGTGCGAGAGCACATGCTGTTCGTGAACGACCACGAGCATTCACGCGCCATGGTGACAACCCGCGCCGCGCGCGCGTCATTCCTGACGACCGTCGAACAGCACCGGCAGATGGGGCTCGCCCCCCGGGTGACCTTCGCCCTCTACGCTCTCAAGAGCGAAGGGCATTACGAGCTCCTTGAGCGCCGAACAGCCGGAGGATGACCGATGGACCTGCTGCCGGGCTTTTACTACGTCCTTGCCGAAGACGGCCGGAGCGTGATCGAGGCAAGCTTCATGGATCAATGGTGCGAGATGTTCGAAAATAGGGAGGCCCGCACCGTGGGTCGAACCGAGCTCGACCACGACGTCCTCATTTCGAGCGTCTTCGTCGGCACAGACCTTGGTTTCCTTCACACAGGAACGCCGATCACATTCGAGACGGTGATCTTCGGGCTCGACCCGGATGATGGCTACCAGGAGCGATATTCCACCTGGGAAGAAGCCGAGCGCGGGCACCAGAGAGCCGTCGACCACGCGATCGCCGTCCTGGTGGCGGCCAATATCGACAAGACCTTCGACAGCCTTGTCGGAAAAGGCGAAACAAATGAGCGATGAGAGACGGGTCCGGCTCAGAACGAGCTCGGACGCCGCAAAAAGCCTCGCGCAATACGAGGAGATGCGGAACAGCGACGACATCGCACAGGCAATGATCATCGCGGAAAAGCACGATGGAACCTGGGTGATTGTTGGTCAGGGGATGAGCCCGGCAGCCATGGGGATTGCGCTGATGACCGCGGCGCAAGCGGTGGAGCAGGCTACGCTCCAGGGCCGCGAAGTGCGGCTAACGCCCCATGTCGAGCCAGAACGGCGGGGCGTGCGAAGCGGGGAGAAGGCGCTCCCCCGCTTGATCACAAAAAACAAGGATGGCGTGTTGGTGCCGCCGGCGGGCGAGAATTTCGTCAGCTGCGGCGAATGCCACCACCCGCACTGGTTCATGCTGCACCGGAACGACGATGACAGCATTGCCCGGTTCGCCTGCACGCATTGCGGCAATGAGCTCGAGGCCGCCCCGGCGCCAGATCGCGTGATGGAGTTCGCGGCGGCCGCGCTCGGAGATTACGTGGGGAGCCTGCTCGAAGACCCGAGCGAGCTCGTCCACCCGGACAGCACAATCAGTCCGAGCCACGCGCTGAGCGAAATGAGGCTGGTCGCAAGAGACCTCGGCATCGACTTCGAATCGCTGCTGGCGAAAGGGTCCCATTTCCAGCGCCACCGTCTTGCGAACCTGGAGCGGGGCAATTGAACGAAATCCCGCCCGACGCCCGACGGCGCCTGCTTGGACTGCTGCCCTGGGCGCGCGGCGAAGCAAAAAAGAGCGAAGATCGCGTGGTCGTCCACTCGGCAGCGGCGACGTCACAACTGCAGTATCTGACCGAGGACAACCTCGGCGGCATCTGGGTCTATCCGGCCCCGCTCGGCGGCTGGCATTGCGACCTGTTGCTGAAAAACGTCCCGCCTGGCGTTCCGAATGCAATGGGGACCCAGGTCGGGGCGCCGCTCAAGACGCGCGCCGAGGCCGAGGAGCTGGCAAAGACACTTTTGATCGCCGTGCTGGTCATGATGGAAATGCCGAAGAAAAAACAGGATCCGGTCTTCCTGCTCTATGGCTGGAATATGCCGCTGCCGCGTATCGCGATTGCCCGCGCTCCCGACTTCTACCCAGAGTTCGGCGCCGGGTTTGAGTCGATCGACCACGCGGAGGCCGCGATCATCGACCGGCTCATGGAGCTCTGCCCTGATGGCGACGAGGCCGGCCTGGCTGACCTCAACGACTGGAGTGCCGAGAAAAAGTCGCGTCTTCTCTCAGTCCTGGTCCGAGCCGCGATGACCGGGCTTTTCGTCTACCCGCGTCGTCGCGACGGCGTGCCGGTCGACCACGATGTCAGACGCGACGCTCCACCGCCGAATTGAGCTGCATCAGGATCGCGTGCATTGCCGGGAGCGGTTCGAGCTTCGTGTCCACCTTATCGAGACGCACCTCGAGCTTGCCGAGGTTGAAATTGAGCCGGCTCTCCATCGTCTGAAGCTCGTTCCTGGTCGCGCTGTTGTCCCTCATGCGGCCCAGCTCGACTTGAATATCCGCGATGAGCTTTTGAACGTCGGCCGCCATCCTGTCCCGCGCGGACCTGTCCATGGCGTCCCCCCGCTCGATGTCTTTCTCCAGATCACGCCGAAGCGCCTCGATCTCCTCAGACAGCCTCTCGGCATTCGCGTTGATGCTGTTCTGCAGGTAGGCGAAAACGCCGCCGAGCGACGCGAGGCAGGTCAACACCGCGCTGAACAGCGCAATCCAGTTGGCCTCGTCCATCACGCACCTCGAGCGCCCAGCTGCGCAGCCGCCAGAATGAACTTCAACCCCCCGAGGAGGCTGAACAAGCCAAATGACGACAGAAAACCGCCATAGATCGCAGAGAGCGTCGTCACGGAGCCGATGAACAGCCAGAAGACAATATTCGCGAAAAACACCCAGGCCGCACACCGCGACCGGTCACAAAGCACGACAGCGACCAGGGCCGCCGCATCCGCGAGCATCACGAGGCCCATCATCCAGGCGGAGACGCCCAGCTTCTCGACAAAGTGGAATGTGGGGGCGCGGTCAAAGACATGGCCGGGTCCGAGCAGCATCAGCGCGACCACCAAGCACCAGCAGGCCCAGATAATCGAAAAGGAGCGCGGATCAAGCTGGAGAAGCCGGCGGAGCCGACCGGATTTCATGCGCCGGTCAGCGACTCAAGGATGAAGCCCCAGGTGATCGCCGTCGCGGCAATGCCGGTCGCCGTGATCGTCGGGCCCGAGCTGCCAGCGCCGAGCGTCAGAACCAGGCCTGTCAGGGTCGAGTCCTGGTAGAAGACCGTTGGCGTCGTGTTGCCGAAGGCCGCGCAGTTCGGGGCGCTCGCGGTGCGCGTGACGGCGAGCTCGATCTCCCAGACCGAAAACACGCGGGTCGACTGGTTCTGGGCAACGACGCGCCCTTTGAGGACCGCATAGCCGCCGGTCGAGGGGATCGAGGGCAGACCGGTAAACGGGGTCGCGGTCGCGCCGCTCGTCACCAGGGAGCCCTGGATCACGCCCTCGGCCACCGCGCTCGCGATGAGGTCGAGGTTGGCGAGCTTCGTCAGCGGGGCTGCGCCGTTCACGCCAGGGACGAGGATCGGGTAAAAAGCGCCGGGCATGTCCGCGCTCGTCGCCTCCGGCTGGTCGATCATCTCCGCATAGGTCTGGCTCTGGCTCACGACGGCGCTCCGCTCGGGAAGGGGACGCCACCAAGCAGGACGACGTCCTGGTTATTCGTGACGATGGTCGGGTCAGGCACCGGCACCGGGTACGGGGAAATGACCTGAAGCAGAAGGTCGAAGGTCACGCGCTCCGCGGTCTCCAGAAACGTCAGGTGCGTGCGCACGACATAGGACACGCCGCTCGTCCCCTGGCACAGCTTGAACCCGGCCTTCATGCCGTCGCTGGAAATGGCGACCGATGGGATCGTCAGCGCGCCGTCGCCGGCGACGATCGATCGTCCGGCCTGGCCGATCGTGTCGCCCAGGTCATTGCAGAACAGCGTCGCATCGACCCACCAATAGTCGCTGTCGAGCGGATGCTTGATGCCCCAGAGGATCGGGCTGGCGCCGCCGGCCCGGATCGGCCGGGCGACGCGCAGCATCGATGACATCCCGCTCATAGCCCGGCCACCTGGAGGATCGCGCTGCGGTAGAGCGTGGAACCCGACTGCGTGACGACGCCGACGCGGATCGCATAGGTCGAACCCGGGATGCCGCCCGTCAGCAGAACGCCCGCCTTGAGCGGGTCGGTGTTGATCATCCTGGCGGTCACGGCAAGCGGCGCCCCCATGATCGTGTCGCCGGGCGTGTCCCAGCCGATCGTCAGCGGGAAGGGCTGGGCGGGCTGGAGCGTCGCGGTTGCCGAGACGATGGACGAAAGAGGCTCCGCGAACCGGAGCCAGTACCAGGCAATATCCGCCGGGTCTTTCGGCCAGGGAAAGGCGACGGTCGTCGGCATGTCACGCCTCGCGCGGATCGACGGGCAGGATCGCCTCACGCCAGCCAAGGACGGCGGGAGGGTCGAGCGTGGCGGTCTGGGAGCTGGTGGACGCAAAAGCAGCGGTCAGGCCCAGGCGGCCTGTCAGCGTCGCGAAAACGAAGCTCTGCGAGGCCGCCGAGAAAGCGATCGGCCGCGTGGTCACGTCAGGCTGACCGTGAGCGCGCCAGCCGCCATCGTCGCCTCGTCACCGACGGCATAGGTCACCGGCGAGACGGCAGGCCCCTGCGCCAGGCAGCGGCCGCCCGTCGACGAGTCCCAAACGGTCACGTCCGTGACCGTGCCCCAGGAGGTGCCGGTATTGGGACCCCAGGTCAGCTGGGCGGTGTTTTCCGCGATGTTCCCGGTCAGAGAGAACGTCACGGCCTGGCGGGCATAGCCATTGCCGACGAGCTCGTTGTTCGCGCCGGAGCCGCCGTTCGCCCCGGCATGGAGCGCCACATACCAGGCGGTCGGGCGGGTTACCGTGCCGCTGGTGAGCAGGTAATCGAGCGCGAGCGCGTCCGCGAGCGGCGTGAGCGTGCCCGACATCAGGCGCTCGAGGCCTTGGCCGCGGCCTTCGTCAAGCCGAGGCGGGCATCGACCTTCGAGGCGATGACTTCATTCGTCAGCCCGAGCCGCTGCATCTCAGGTCCGGCGTTGTCGATGACGTACTGCACGCCCGCTTGGAGCGTGGCGGGCACGCCGGGGATCGGGATCTTGAGGTTGGTGCTTGCTAGGCCCGTCGTCGCCGCCTGCTCAAGCGCGCCGAGGCTGTGACCGACCGCGGCGTCGATCGTCGCCTTCGCCGCCTGGTCCTTGATGTGGTTGTTGACCCAGACCGGCACGATGATGCTCAGGACCGAAAAGACCAGGGCAATCAGCATCGAGGCGACGCCGCTCAGGTCGACTGTCGCCCCTCCGGAGGTCGCGGCCGCCTGCGCGCCATGGATCATCGCGACCGCAAGCAGCAGCACCAGAAGCAGGAGCGTCCTCATGGCGAGGTCGGCACCGATGAGGGCGTCACGCCGTCGCCCGGCGCGCTCGTGAGCAAATAGGCGAGCAGGCTACCCGCCGCGCCGATGGCCTGGGTCGACTCGGGGCCGTATTGCGCGATCGCTGTCTGCGCCTCGCTCTGGAGCTGGGTGGCTTCCTTGACGACGGCCGCGCTCGGGTTCGGCGTGTTCTTGTAGACCGCGAATGCCCCGCCGGCGATCGCCAGCGCTTCGTTCGCGTCGGTCACGCCGGTCGCCACATATTTCTGCGCGATCGCCGTGTCGGTCTCGACCTTGGCGGCCGCGCCCGCGCAAGCCGCGAGCGCCTGGCACACGAGGAAAAGGACAATGAGACGCATGGTGGAGCCCTTTATGCGTTGATGGCAGCTTGGAATTTGGGCGTATTGGTCTCGATGCTTGCGGCACCGCCGGCGGTGTTGAACCAGGTCTTGTGATAGGTCGCGAGACCGACGGCATCGTCAGCGGCTGGCAACGGTTCGCGAACGCGCCAATATTTGATGCGCGAGACAGCGACGCCGAAGTACATGTTGCCGTGCAGCTGGTCTTCACGCGTGAGCGCGGAAAACAGAAAGCTGTCGACCCCAGCCTTGAGATAGACATTCTCGGGGTAGTCGAGAAACGTGTTGTACTGATCGTTCAGCGTGTCGAGTTCGATCTCGTCGAAACCGATCGCGGGTCCGCTTGGGAACTGGGCCAGATAGTCGAAGTTGCTCTCGGCGTCTGGGGTTCCGGTGAGAAGGTTGATCGCGGCCGGGCTGTTGAGCTTGGGTTGCACCGCGCCCAGGATCGTCAGCACCGGCACCACGACAAGAGCCTTGTACTGGCTCAGGTTCATTCCGCGATGATTAGATGACGCATCACAATCCCCCCTGAACAAAACATTCGCCCGCGCCGCCCGCGCCGCCGGCGGTAGCAGTCGAAAGACCGCCGCCGCCGCCCGGTTGAGTTCCAGCGTAGCCGGTGCCCTCATTCGCTGCGCCACCCGCTCCGCCAAAGACGCTGGTTCCTCCAGCTCCGTAGCCGCCACTGCCAGTCGCGCCGCCGCCGCCGCCGCCGCCATAGATCGAGTTTCCACCCGCAGCTATCGCTGATGAGGTTGGCGTGTCACCGCCGCCGCCGCCGCCGCCATAAAACGAACTTCCTGGCCCGACTGATCCGCTAGACGCGGCTCCTGCCCCGCCGAAACCGCTATTGTCCGCGCCTGCGGCGCTGCTTAACGGTCTGCCGCCAGCGGTATAACTACCAGCGGAGAAGGCGCCGCCGCCGCCCTGCGCGCCGCCATAGGCATAGATCGAGCCGAATTGGCTGTTGCCCCCAGCCGGACCGTTGCCGGTGGAAGCGCCGTTCCCGCCGGCGCCGACCGTGCAAGTGGCAGACGCTCCCGCAGATCCGAGAGACGCCGATTTTAGGCTGAATGGCACAGCCGCGCCGCCGCCGCCGCCGTAATATAACGAGCCGTTGCCGCCGCCACCGCCGGCGCCCCAGACGATACCCGAAAAAGTCTGATACCCTGGAGGGATCGTGATCGTGGTTGTGCTGAGCAGCGTGAGCGAGAATGGATTGACAACGATTGAGTAGAAGGCCGTTCCGTTTGTCTGGATGAGGCGCACCTCGCCGGGATACATCACATAGGACGAGAGCCCGTCGATCGTGCCAGAGGCCGGGGTAAGCGTGATGTTGCCCGTTCCGGAATTCTGGACATATTCCCACCACCCGGTGCCCAGCGTGCCCGGAGCAGTAAACGTCAGCGTCCACGTGCCAGAGCCTAAGATCACTGTGGCGTTGTCGCCTGCGACGGTCGTGTAATTGGCACTTTCCGTTTTGCGGGCAAGCGTGTTGCTGCCGGTTGAGATCGTGTTGCAGCCGAAGCCGCTGCCGCTCGTCCATGTCAGCGCGTTGGTCGCTCCTGAGCACGACGGCACTGCTTGCGCGGACGGTGTTGTTGCCGTCAGAGCCCCGAGCACAGTATTTGCGCTCAACGAAGGGAGGGCAGTAAGTGCCAGTTGGCCGCCGAGCGTGATCGTGCCGCTGCCAGTGATCGGTCCGCCTGATGTTGTCAGTCCCGTCGTGCCGCCCGACACTGCGACGCTGGTCACCGTCCCCGAGCCGCCACCGCTTGCGCATGCCGACCCGGTGCCCGAGAGCACGCCCGTGCTTGATACCTGGAGGCATTGGGACGCGCCGGTGAGACCGAGGAAAGTCGTCGTCCCGCCAAAGGACGGGTTGGTGGCCGTGCCATTGGTCACATCGAATTTCGCGGCAAGCGCAGCGTTGACAGCGGCAGAGACCGTCAAGGGCGTGTTGGTGCCGACGCCAAACGGCAGAATGACGGTTCCTGCGGACTGCGCAAATGCGAAGGTCGGCGCACCGAGCAGGGTCAGGACTGCGGCAAGCCGGAGCGATCCCAGGAGTCTCATCATTCTGGGGTTCCTTCAATCGCAAGTGGCGGGAGC